AAAAAAATAATTCACCAGTGATAGGTTTTTCGTTTCAGGACTCTGGAAACACGATTGCAGTCAAATGGCGAACCGCAAATGGACAAAAGGATTTTTGGTGGGATAACAACGCAACTAAGCTATGGGGAAGACAAATACACAACGACAGTCTGCCCTCGATAGACAAAACCATTGTCATAACTGAAGGAGAAATAGACCAATTAAGTATCAAAGAAGCTTTTCGTAATCATTCAAACATAGATGTTTACTCAGTTCCGAATGGAGCACCTAATAAAATCACAGATAGCAAGATAGACCCTAGTGAAGATGGTAGATTCAAGTATGTTTGGGAAGAAAGAGACAAGTTCAGAGACGTAGAAAGGATAATTTTAGCGACAGATTCAGACGAAAACGGACAAATACTAGCGGATGAATTGTCTCGTAGATTAAACAAAGCTAGATGCTATCTAGTAGATTACAAAGGATGTAAGGATGCCAATGAATTACTGACTAAAACTGATAGTCAAACTGTTAGAGAGCAAGTTCTCAATGCTGAACCTGTACCTTTACATGGTCTGAATAGCATTGACCATTACTCAGATGAATTTCAAAACCTTTATGAACAGGGCAAACCAAGAGGAGTCAGCACAGGAATTGCTTCGGTTGATGAGTTATTTACCTTGCAAACAGGCTATCTAAACGTAGTCACAGGCTATCCGGGAGACGGAAAATCAGCATTTATCGACCAAATAGTAGTAAATGTAGCTAAAACTCATGGATGGAAGACTTGTTTTTGTTCTTTTGAGAAACCGCCAACACTTCACAGTGTGCAATTAGCACAATGTTTGGTGGGTAAACCCTTTTTTGAAGGGCAGAATCAACGTATGACACAGGAAGAGAAAGACTTTGCGGAAAATTGGATTACTGAACATATACTATTTCAAGATTATCAAGATGGTGGATTGCCAACAATTGAAAGCATTTTGGAAAAGGGAGCAAGTGCAGTAATGCGATATGGCATAAGAATACTAGTTATAGACCCTTTCAACTTTATACAGACCGATTACAAAGGTTTAGAAACGGATATGGTCAGTGATATGCTCACTAAAGTTCAATTGTTTTGCAAACAGCATGACGTTTGTTGCTTTTTTGTCTCACATCCTACAAAACCTGCTGAACGTGGTAAAAAACAGATAGTCACAGGGGTTGATATAGCAAAATCTATGGCTTGGTTTAGTAAAGCAGATATGGGATTGACAGTCTTTAGAGGAGAAGATAATGTTAGCATCAATGTTTGGAAAGCTAGGTGGGGATGGAGTGCAAAATGTGGCACAACAAATCTTACTTTTAACCCTGTAAATGGAAGATACAATGAAGCAGAAGAAGTCCAAGACGATTACGATTGGGAGTTCTGAACAGAACCTACATCTTAACGACATAGGCAGTCCAAACTTACACAAAAATCATAAAGTTTGTGTTCGGTCAATCGATGACACCAAGCTAGGCAGAGCCATAGTCCTAGACCAACACATAATAGACGTTATGTTTCACGAAGACTATCTCAGTGCAAAACAACACAATGTTTGCAATAAATATCTAGGTATTATTTCACGTTCAGGTTGCTTCGCCAGTGCACCGGGGTTAGAAAAAATATTATTCGCTGGTGAGAGTAATTTCACCAAACCTGTTCCTAAAGCCTGTGTTTTATTAGGAGTTCAAAGATTAATTAAGGAAGTTTGCGGTGGCGAAAAAGAAAAAATCTTCTGGAAAATCATGTCTGAGAATCCAAAAAAGGTAAATAGTGTACAGATTCACGTCACTTTGGAGTGTGCTGATGCCTTGCTAGATTTTTGGTATGTTAATCAGGAGAGTCCTGTATCTTTGTTTCAACAAGCCCTGACAAGCCCTTAGCAGGTTCAGATAAACTGCCAGAATAAATCATTTTACCCTCTTCTTCAGCAGTATCTTCTTCTACTTCGAGACCTTTTAGGTCGGCTTCGTTGTGTATCATGTGGATAATTTGTTTGTTGAGAGAACGACTCTCTTTCTTTGCAAGTGCGTGAGCAAGTTCATAAGTTTCTTGCGAACACCTAATGAATAGATTCTTCATCTTCAATTTCCTCGTCTAATTCTTTATAAATAATTACAGGAGATTCCTGTACCTCAGCAATAGCTACTGACTCTCTACCTAACTGATAAAATCTTTTCTTTTCTAATTGATTGATAGCCGAGTCCAACATATATTCATTGGCTCTGATGAGTGGGTCATCTAACAATGATATAGCAAAGGTTATGGCATCAACCTCGTTCTTGAATATCCAAACCAAATGAACCCAATCTGCTTTGCTTTTAGTTGAATTGGGATTGTTAGGCTCAGGAATATCAATCTTATAAGTGTGTCTTACTACTGCAAACATCTAATTATTATAAGCAAAAAGCTATCACATTGAAAGCAATGTTTCATGTGAAACCAACACCACAGATTTCCATAGCTCCAAACGGAATCTGTAAAATATTATTCACTAGTGAATATAATTACATCTCAGAGCCTCTCTGGATTAATTAAGCTGTCTTGGAGCTTCGTACACCAGTGATAGATTAGGTGGACTATCATACTTCTGTGATGGACTATCACACTTTAGAAAAAAATTTGTGGATTTTTGGTCGAGGAGGATAGTAGTGCAGGTGGCTATTTCTCCTGCTTCTGTATACAACCAATCTTACTATCCCCCTTCGTTATATTGGTCAGGGAGGATAGATAGCTAAATATACAGTAATTCTATCCCCCCTTTCCTATGATATCTAACTTTTAGATATGGAGGTCTCTGTTAAGAGATTCACTACTCTATCATCAAATGATAGCAAATTGCAAGAGTTATTAACAATTTATCCACAGGTTTATCCACAGATTTATTTACTGGTAAAAAATATTATTAACGCAGTGACATATATAAATTTTTACATTTTCTAGCTGTAAAAAAACACCCACGCTAGAACCCAGTAAATATATATCACTAGTGAATATTTTTTTTCTATAAATCCTGGAGCCAGAAATTTCGACCAAAAAAAAAGGCGGTAGCTACCTGTAAAAGTAGCTACCGCCTTAATTTTATTTATTCCTCTTCTGGAATATAAATTATCTCTGATTCTCCACGACCATTAAGATATGCCAAAGCATCGTTCTTATTGATTGTTTTCTCAAAGAGATTTGTATTATGCCTTTTAGTCACGTTGGATTTGTCTCCTAAGTTGCCATTCATTAGCCACCTATCAGCAAACCAATTCGCCCTATCCTTATCTAGTGTCCAAGAAAACCCTTTATCATCCATGCCACCACGAAAGATTGTTATCTCTTCAGGCAAAGAATCAAAAAAGGCTTTCTCTTTTTCATCCATCATTAGATGAGGATTTGCATATTGTTCTGTTAATAAACTTTTCCAAGAATATTTGTTTTGATATATATTCTCGGAGTCTATCCAAGCAGAAACAATAACATCCCAATATTCCTCATCGGAATCTGGAATCCACCAATCAGCATAAGCATTTAACAAAGCATCATGCCTGTAAGGTCTTTCATGCAAATAGATAAATCTATGAATATCGTTTTGTTCAATAGCATCTTGCACTTGAAGAACCTTAGCTTCATATTGCAAGTTGTATTGAGTTATATTCAAAGGATTATCTTCTGACATTGGCACGACAACCAACAAAGGATGATGAATCATTTTTCCAAAAGAAGCTTCCTCGATTCTCTCTTTCAAGTCAGCATTCAATTCAACCTTCTTACTGAAGTCAAAATTAGTCATGCTTTCTAAAGAAAAGAGTTTACCAAGTTGTTCTTGTATTTCTCGCAGTCTATCCATAACTCTATTTGATATCTGCTTTTCCGAACCATTTCATATACGTCTTTACGAGAAAATTCATAAGACGACTTGGATTATTTTTAAATCCAAAAGGCGGATAATAGCCTTTAGGATAAACCCATATATGATATTGGTTAGAAGTGTTTACAAGATGATGAGAAGGCGGAAATAATTCCACCCCCCATCTTTGCTTACCATCTGGCACTAGGGCATTTTTGATTTCGTATAAATCTTCCCAAGACCTTAGAGGTTTCTTATCAAGTCTTTTGATAGATAGATAAGTCATACCTTCGGTCATTTCCCTAGAAAAAACATCGTTGCTTTCATGTACTAAAACTTGATAAGTATCGTTCATAAAAACAGGAGTTTTATCTTGGTCAGAAATTAATTTTTCCAATAACTTAGAATCAAAATTTATCCCTAGTTGAGTTTTCATAACTTTCTTTAAGTCTTTTACTCTTTCCTCCATTGGAAGATTGAGAGGATTAAAGTGTGCCTTTTCAAAGTTGTCAATACTCATGCTTCCTCCATGTTCGGATTATAAGCAACAATATCAATCTTATATTTCAAAGTTTTTATTGTTTCCAAGTGGTATTTATTAAAAGTTTTTTGGTCAATTAACTTTGCGAATTTCTTTGCAGTGTTGCAAAAAGGATAGCAAAGGTCATTACCATAAACATTTTTATAGAATACCTTCATATTTAAATTATTCATAAGACCTCCATCTTATAAAAATTAGTTTAAAAAAGTTGGCTTGTAAGCCAACACCTAGACCAGAACAATCAGGTGAAAATTATTCGCTAGTGAATAATATTTTTTTATCTTGTTCTGGTTTCGATTGAATCTCACAATCTCCTCAGTAGGTTTAAGTCTCTGTAAAAGTTATAGTTATACCATCACTTACAAGACCAGATACGTTTGCAAAAATACTCATAACAATTGTGTCAATTTCGTACTTTGCTTCGTAAAGTGTGTCGCATCTAAAATTTTTAGAAAAAGGCACAGCAGTTTCAAAATCATACCAAGCCATTTTGAAATTTGGATAAACGACATAATGTTTAAGATGATTATTTCTAGCAATAACAAAGTTTCGATAAAGATATTCTTTCCAATCTTTATTTTCTGATACTTTTGCTATTGCCATTTGATTACGAAGAAACTCATAAGCTTCAGGAAAATCTTTATAAGCTTTTTGCACTTTGACTTTTGTCTTGTGCCAATCGCTTTCCTTTGGCTCTGCTTTCATTTTGTGATAAAAATCTTTAAGACGTTTATTACACTTTTCAAAATCATCCATGAGCATAAGATATCTATGAGTTAGATTACCTTTTGCGATACAAACCTTATATTCAAAATCAAGTTTATTAAGAATATTTTTAATGGTATGTGACGTTGAATGATAACCGCTTTCATAGTAGCTTCGCATTGAATTAGGACAATTAGGATAACTGTCTAATTTTGTTTTGCTCATTTCTAAAGCATCTTTCAATAATTTTTCCATAAGACCTCCATCTTATAAAAGTTAATTAAACTGATTTCGGCTCTTTTGAGCCACCCTCCTAAAAGGGTACGTTTTCACGTTCATCAGGCAAAACACACATTTTGCTATCAGTTTTTAAAATTAGACCTCCATACAGGCTCATAGAGGGCAAAACTAATAGCAAGTGATATCTGAGTACCCCTCAAATATCACTCGCTAATAGAAAGTTTTTAGTCGTAGAATCTAGCAGTATCTACATAGACCACCTCGCCAAAGGCAAGACGTTCTGAATAACTGCTTTTTTCAGTACAACACCAAAACACAGGAACATCAGGCTCAACGTCTTCAGAAACGTCTCCCCAACCATCGGTAAAATACACTAAGGCTTGAACGTCTTCGGCATCATCAGTGTAGTCATTCAACAGATTAAATACAGGGTCAAACTCTGTACCGCCACCGCCACGAACTACTAACTCTAATTCATCGCCTGAAGATAAATCATAGTAATCCCACCATTCCCCCTGTCCATTTTTACGAACAGTTGTGTCACAGTAGCAAACTCTGATTTTTTCAAGACCGCAGTCTTCCGCCATAGCTTGTATCTCAGTAGCAAATTTATTCAATTCGTATTGAGATACAGAACCTGAAGTATCGATTGCAACCGCTAACTCGCCACCTTGTGGAGACCTAGTTTTACTCGGCAAATTTAAACCTTGCCATGCAAACCTTTTATTCAGTCTCGACCATGAGTAATCGTTAGCAACAGAAGAACGTAAAAGGTCATTCAATTGTTCTTTCCAATCAATTGAAGTCTCTTTCAATTCTTCCATTCTGCCACCGCAAGACGAATTAGTACCGCTTCCAACAGCTACTTCTAGCTTGTCAGATAAGGCTACTGCTCTTTGAATCTCAGTTGAGATTTCTTGAATCTCAGCATCACTCAATGGCTTTCCTTCATCGTCAGTTGCATCCAACACCTCGCCAATAGTTGAAGGAATAGCATCTAAATCAATCGACTCAGATTCTTCGCCATCTTCGTCAGTTTCTTCATCAGAAATATTTCCTTCACTAGTGTCTGGTATTTCAGAATCTTGCGAATCATCCTCCATGTCCGCATTCTGATTTTGTTCCTTGACTTGCTCGATTGCTTCTTGCAGGTCATCTTCATTTTTAATTAAATGTTGATAAACCTTTTCCGCAGACCAACCCTTGTATTTATGGTCAAGTAAACCGCCAAAAGGCAATTCAAAATTTAAATCCCAATACAAGTAAGCATTGATAACGTAATCACAAGCAATATTCCATACTTTAGGATGACGTTTACCACGTCTTAGTGGATGTTCATAAACAACGTGCAATGCTTCGTGAACAAGTACACCTCGCAATTCTGCTTCGGTTAATTTATCCACGAATGGCGGATAGTAAAAAATGTTTTTACCATCAGTCGCCATCGTATCGCACTTTGATTCTTCACATTCAACCAAGTCAAGATTAAGGAGCATACTAGCCATGCCAATATGCCCTTTCATCAATTTTGCTCTAGCCTTAATTATGGTTTCAAGAGTTTTCATCTTTCTTACCTCCATAAATTTTGTCGAACAAATTGCCTTTCAATCCATCAATAGATTGTTCAAGACCTTCGGCAACCTGTTCACGTTTTTGCTTTCCTAAATCTGTTTCGTCTCTAAGAGAATCAACAGAATTTATTGTTGCAAGAACAGAACAAAGACTTTGATGAGCATCAGCAATATTTTTATTATTGCCTAGTACATCCTGATTAATAGAAGGTAGCACTTCAACCGCTTGTCTCAATTTCTCGAAACTAGATTTGTTGAAGAATCCGCCCTTCTGCTTGTTGTCAGGGTCATACTCTTTGAGTTTAGTCGCAACGTGATTAACTTGTTCTAGTAAAGCATCAACAGTAATTGTCATTACGTTTTTGATGTTTTTGTTAGACCTGTTAATCGCATCCGCTTCTATTCTCTGCCTTAACTTTTCTGAGACGTTAAGTCTAATATCGTTTCCGAAAGTAGGTACAGGAGTCATTTCAAATTGAAACAAAAACTTTTGTCTTAATTTGTCAAAATCAATGTAGTCACTTTCTCTGAAAGCATCGCCCAAGTTTCTCTTCGCCATTTCCATTTGTTTAGGATAGCTTCTGAGAAAGCCTTGAACTTCTTTATCCCAAACAAGAGTAGCTTGGTCTACTTCATACTGAAGTCGTTCAAGATTCGTGTTAGGGCAAAGTCGCCATTCCGATAAAACTTTTCCCTCGTCATCAAGGGATGAAGAATCATCCCACGGCAAAGTTAAAGGTTTATAAAAGTCATTCCTAAACTTATCTAAAATTTGGCGAAACTCTTTATTGATATTTCGACCAAAGATGTGTTTAGAAACACCTAACAATTTATCGTCTGATACTTTCGTATCTTCCGCTAAACCGCTTCTCAATTTCTTATCGACTTTAATGCCTGATGGATGTCTTGCAGTAAGACGAACCAACATACAATTTTCCGATAAGGTATTTGTTAATTTTTTATCCATATTAGAACCTCCATTCTGTTAGATAAAAGTTATCTGATTTCACAGTTTTCTGCTCGTCAGTTGGAATCACATTCCAATATCAGATATTGAAGTGAGCAAGATGTAATTTTATTCACTAGCGAATAATATTTTTTTACATCTCGCCCAATTCAGTTTTCAACCTAGACTTCTAAGTCTTGATTCCTGATTTTAAAATCGGAATAAGTAGAAGTTTCTGCTAAGTCTGGAATTGCTCCAATCAAAGAACGAACATAGAAAATCGCAAATTCAGGAGTAGGTAATTTCTCAACATAGTTAAGACTATTTTGAAAATAATTAGCTACATTTGGATTATCCATTTCCGATTTAAGAATCGAAACTAATGCACAAACTAGAGCATAAGATTTACCGCCCTCATCAATCATTTCTACGTCTTTGCCTTCACAAATATCTTGAACATTCGGCAAGTCATTTTTCAAAGACAAAAAGGTAAGAAATTCAATCGAAGCAGTCTCGCCAATATCCCCTTCACAAACTAGTTGCAAAATTTCTTTTGGCGGATTCGTTTTCAATGTATCAGAAAGACGAACCCAAGAACGTGGACTCGGCTGGGGAGTCGTAATTTTTGGGTCAAAGTCGCAAAGGTACTGAGGCTCATAACTAATGAATCCCAATACGTCAGGACTTACATCATTCTCAGTCGCCCAAGAAATCCAATCGTTAATGTTTTCATCTACATTCAACATTGTGCATCTGTCATTGACTTGCGTAGGAATTTTATTTGCTCCTGCTCTGTCAGTTGCCCTGTTTCCTGCACAAACAATTTTCCACCCATCAGGCAAAACGTACTCTCCGATTTTTCTTTCATAGAGTAATTGTCCGCACACACACATGACCGAAGAATGAGCCTGAGCAAATTCATCAAAAAATAATATGCCCTCGCCACCAATTGGGAGATTACCTAAGAAGGCTCTCTTTTGTTGGTTATCTTCGTCTATGTAAGGCAAACCGCCTAAATCAACAGTCTCATAAAGTGACAGTCTAAAATCAATAAATCCAAACTGTTTTTTAGTTGGATTGATTGAATTAACAATCTCTCTATCTTCTGCAAATTCTTCGGCTAGTTTCCTAACAATTGCACTTTTTCCAATCCCCGGTTTCCCTTGCAGGTAAGGGGTATTAGAACCCTTTAATATCGATTTCATCGATAATATAGCTTGACTCGGTTTCATATAAGACCTCCATCTTTTATACCAAGTTAGAATTCGTTAGCAGAATTGCTAACACCTAGAAGCAACCTTTTTACAGGCTAGACTTAAATCTATTTAATGCTTTTCGCTAGAGTTTCACTAGCACGTCAGTAGGTTTCTCTAAGAACTTCTTTTCCTAAAGTTAAATCGTAATGAATCTCCCTCGTTAGTTTAGGACTTTTAGTCTTGTCAATCCTAATCCAATTATTAGATTCTTTGTCCTGATAAAGTCTAGGCTCAAAGTAAATATGAGTCTCGTTATCGTTCATTTGATATTTTTCAAATGAGGGAATCCAATCATCAGATTCCATTCTCCAATCGATAAAATCATACCTAGTCATTACGTTGTCTTTTTTAATTAATTTAATTAAAGGCAAAATCTCTTTTACCAATTCAAGACTTTCACTTGAAGAAATATCCTCAATTACGAACTCAGTTAATCCTTTAGGCTTCCAATAATCATTACCTTCCGCAGGATTTTCTACGTTGTAATTTGCAAATGTCTGAAAAGTTAATACTAATTTGCTCATTTTTTTCTAACCCTCCATTAGTTAGTTATTAAAATAGTTGGCATTATTGCCAACCACCTAGACCAACCCAAATTAATTGAGTTGGTTTCGCCTGAATTTCACAGGCTCTTCAGTAGGTTTAGAATTGTTGAATAACATATCCTCCGCAATCAGTTTCTAAAACTGTGGTCACATCTTTTATGCTCTCCAATGTTGAATAAATTGTGCTTGTTCCATTGATTGAATAATCAGCAATCAATTCATCAACATTTTTATATTCCGCATAATCACAACAAATGGCAATCACATCTAATTCTAAATTTTCCAATTCAGACAAATGCTCGTACAAAGCCTTTAACCCTTCTCTTGAAAAGTTGTTGGCATATTGTCCTGAGTTTCCAAATTCATTAATGAATTGATTTTCGTTTAAAGTTTTATATATCATTTTCTATCCTCCACGATAGTTAGATAAGAGACTTAATTGTCTCTCCTCCTGAGTTTCTTGAATCCAATTAAGGATTCTCATTCAGCACGTTAATTCGTGGACTCTGGAGGGAGTCTCCCAATCGCAGTAATTATTCCAAACGTCACTACTAAACCGCAAAAGGGATTACAGGCTTCATGGCTTATGCTCGACCTGTATTGTTCATCGTACCCTGCACGTTGCAGACCTAGAGAACCCTCACTGTTTTAGGACAATCGCTGTGAGCCGACCTGCAACAAATGACACTTTAATTCGCATATTGCATGACGAAAGACCCTTAAAAAAGGGAGGGTCAAAAGTCGCTGTTGTCTGTCCATGCAGTAATTATAAACACAAGACACACCAGAACACAACATCAAGAGCATATTATTTGATAGCACTTTGTGAGCATAGTATTTATTTCACTAGTGACAGATAATATCTTGCATGACGCAATCAAAAAAACCTGAACTCAAAATCGTAAAAAAAGAACGTGAACTTACCGCCAAACAAAGAGCCTTTGTACATGAAATAGTAAAGGGCAAGTTGGACACTCATATTGACTGCTATATGAAAGTGTATGACGTGGCTAGAACCAAGACAGGAGCAATTCCAAAACACGCCCACGTGGACTGCAGTAGGTTAATGAGCAACCCTAAAGTTATCCTAGCAATTAGGAAGGGATTAGAGAGAAAAGAAGCATCAACAGTGGCTTCATCTGTACGAACAAGGAACTATGTTCTAGAAAGACTTATGAAGGAGAGCCAAGAAGCAGAATCAGACTCGGCAAGGATATCCGCATTGTCTCTATTAGGTAAAACAGTAAACCTATTCAGTGACACAGTAGAGATAAAGGACACTAGACCAAGCGAAGACATAGCGGAGGAGATAGAAGAGAAGATACTGAGCCTATTGCAGAAGGAAGAGCCTAAAACCTAGAAAGAACCCCCCTTTTCCGCAACCAAACCACAGGACTACTAAGACCCCATACCCCCCTTTCTACTGTCAAGTACCTAACTATCTATATATACATAGTGATTTGCTCACTATAACCCCTATTTTTTCAATACCCCCCCCTATTTTATAGCGTTTTGCTAGCATTTTTGCACTAAATATAGGTTTTTTGTAGAAAAAGGCTTAGGAATCCTAGTACCCCCCATAATATTTTATAATTTTTTGTTGCTTTTTTTGTGAAGAGGGTGCAATATTGTAAAGTCTGTAGATATATATACCTAGTACATACCAAATAGGTAGTAAATACTCATTGGGTGCCAACCATTAGGTACTGAGTAAGTTTTTAAATTTATATGGTATTTACTTATTAAGTATATAAACGGCTTATGCAAGAATATATTGATTTAATTTTTGATATCTGTGTTTATATTTTACAGGTTATCGGAAATGTAACAGGTATGGGGTATAACCTAGCGAATTTAGTGATATTTGTGGTTATTCAGCCTGCTTTAATCTTGCTTTTCTTCGTTTTATGGCGAAGAGCCTTGAAAAAACATGGATAAATCTATTTTAAGCCAAGTAAAAAACTTATCTGGCGACCAACAACAAGAATTATTAGCTCTGTTAGAAGAATTAGAGCAAGCCAAAGCCAGAGAAAACTGCCAAAAAGACTTTTTAAACTTTGTTGGCGAGATGTGGTCGGCTTTTATACATGGTCATCACCATGAAATAATGGCTAATGCCTTTGAGAGGGTCGCTAAGGGCGATTTAAAGCGTTTAATTATCAATATGCCTCCTAGACATACCAAGAGTGAGTTCGCCTCTTATTTGCTTCCTGCGTGGTTCTTAGGTAAATATCCAGATAAGAAGATTATTCAGACTGCTCACACTGCTGAATTAGCAGTAGGATTTGGTCGAAAGGTCAGAAACCTAGTAAATAGCGATGATTTCAAACAAGTATTTCCTAATGTTAGCTTGCAATCTGATAGCAAAGCAGCAGGTCGTTGGAATACCAATCAAGGTGGCGATTACTTTGCGATAGGGGTTGGTGGTGCTGTAACTGGTAAAGGTGCGGATTTATTGATAATCGATGACCCACATTCTGAACAAGAAGGTGCTAGTGCTGATATCAACGTTTTTAACAGGACTTACGAATGGTATACCTCTGGTCCTAGACAGCGTTTGCAACCGAATGGTGCCATCGTAGTTGTGATGACAAGGTGGCATAATAAAGATTTAACTGGACAAGTAGTCGATGCTAGCATAAAGCGAGGTGGTGCAGACCAATGGGAAGTTATAGAACTGCCTGCTATTTTGCCCTCTGGTAAGCCTTTATGGGGTGAGTTCTGGAAAATGGATGAACTCGAAGCGTTACGAGCTGAATTACCCAATAGCAAATGGATGGCTCAATACCAGCAAGACCCTACTTCTGAAGAAGGTGCTTTAGTCAAAAGGGATTGGTGGCAGGTTTGGGAAGGTAAAGAACCCCCACAATGCGAGTTTGTTATTCAATCTTGGGATACAGCCTTTATGAAAAATCAAAGAGCTGACTTTTCTGCTTGTACTACATGGGGTGTGTTCTACAAAGAAGATGACGAGGGTATGGTTGTACCCAATGTAATACTGCTAGATGCCTATCAAGAACGTCTAGAGTTTCCAGAATTAAAGAAAATGGCGATGGAAAAGTATAAAGCTTATTCGCCTGATGCTTTCATTGTTGAAGCAAAAGCAGCTGGAATGCCATTAATCTTTGAATTAAGAGCTATGGGTATTCCTGTGCAAGAATATACTCCAAGCAGGGGTAACGACAAGATATCAAGAGTAAACGCAGTTTCAGACCTATTTGCTTCTGGAGTGGTACACGCACCAGAAACCAGATGGGCAGAAGAAGTTGTTGAACAATTCGCAGGTTTTCCTAATATGGAACATGACGATTTAGTTGATAGCACTACGCAAGCTCTGTTAAGATTTAGACAAGGAGGTTTTATTCCTTTGCACTCAGATGAAGAAGATGAGCCTTTGGAACACAACCGCACCGCAAATTATTACTAATATATTATGGCAATAGAACGCAGACCAGCTACCCCAGTAGATGGACTTATTGAACAAGATACAGACGAAGAATTATCAATCTCCATTGAAAATCCTGATTCGGTAGCAATAGCTACCGATGACGGAGGTATGATTATTGATTTTGACCCTGATTCTATGCCAATAGGCGATGAAGGTTTCAATTCAAACTTAGCTGAGTTCATGGATGAAGACAAACTTCAAACACTTGGCAATGATTTAATAAGTGCTTTTAATGGCGATAAAGAGTCTCGTTCAGAGTGGGAAGAAACCTACACGAAAGGCTTAGACCAGTTAGGATTAAAAATTGAAGAACGTACAACTCCTTGGGCAGGAGCGTGTGGTGTTTTTCATCCCATGCTAAGTGAAGCTGTTATCAGATTTCAGTCACAGGCAATAACTGAAATATTTCCTGCTCAAGGTCCAGTTAGAACTAAAATAGTTGGTAAAATAACTAGTGATAAGGAAAAACAATCACAACGAGTACAGGATTATTTAAATTATTTATTAACACATGAAATGTCTGAGTATCGCACTGAGACAGAAAAGATGTTGTTTTCTTTACCTTTGGCAGGCTCTGCTTTTCGTAAAGTTTATTTTGACCCAAGCCTAGATAGACCTAGCTCTATCTTTGTACCAGCTGAAGATGTAGTAGTTAACTATGGCGCAAGTGACTTAGAAACTTGCCAAAGAGCTACTCATGTGATGCGTAAATCATCTAATGAAGTCAGAAAAATGCAAGTAAATGGCTTTTATAGAGATATAGAATTACCACAACCTTCACAGAATATTTCTGATATTACTAAGAAATACAATGACATTACAGGTGAACAAGATACCTACAACTACGATAGCAGTCATACAATCTTAGAAATGCAAGTAGATTTAGATTTAGAAGGTTTTGAAGACACTGATGCTACAGGTAAAAATACAGGAATAGCTATTCCTTATGTAGTCACAATTGACCATCCTAGCGGTAATATTTTAAGTATTCGTAGAAACTATTACGAAGATGACCCCAAAAAAATTAGACGTATGCACTTTGTGCATTACCAATACTTACCCGGTTTAGGGTTTTATGGGTTCGGTTTAATACATATGGTAGGTGGATTAGCTAAATCTGCTACCTCAATTCTCAGACAATTAGTTGATTCAGGAACTCTCTCCAATCTTCCTGGCGGCTTGAAGGCAAGAGGTTTACGCATTAAAGGCGATGATACCCCCATCATGCCTGGTGAGTTTCGAGATGTTGATGTACCTGGTGGTGCTATAAGAGACAACATTACTTTCTTACCTTACAAAGAGCCGTCAGGAACCCTGTATCAACTATTGCAAAACATAGTAGAAGAAGGCAGGCGTTTCGCTAGTATTTCAGATATGAAGATATCTGATATGAATAATCAAGCTCCAGTAGGCACTACGCTAGCTTTGTTAGAAAGGAATCAAAAAGTTATGTCTGCAGTACAAGCAAGGCTTCATGCAGCCATGAAAAAAGAATTAAATATATTAGTTGGCATAGTTACAGACTTTACTGACCCAAGTTATCCTTATGAAACGGATGAAGAAGAATTTATTAAAAAGTCTGACTTTGATGAAAGAGTAGATGTTATACCTGTTTCTGACCCCAATGCTGCAACGATGGCACAAAGAATCATGCAGTATCAAGCAGCTATGCAATTAGCTCAAGGTTCGCCTGATATGTATAACTTGCCAGAACTACACAGACAAATGTTAGAAGTTTTAGGTATTGATAATGTCGATGAAATCATTCCTGATAATGAAGATATCAAACCAGTTGACCCAGTGACTGCAGTACAGAATTTAATTAATGGCACACCAGTTAAAGCATTTATACAACAAGACCACGAAGCTCATATAGAAACAGTGGCAGCAGCACAACAAAATCCTGAGATTATGGCTACTGTACAACAGAGTCCTAATGCTGCAGGAATATTAGCTGCAGCTTCTGCATACGTTAATGAACATCTAACCATGAAGTTCAGAAAAGAAATAGAAAGAGAGATGGGTATAGAGTTGCCTCCAGAAGGAGAGCCTTTACCTGCTGATATTGAAAAACGTATTTCAAGTCTTGTAGCTGAAGCAGCTAAACGAGTTCTTGGTACTTCACAACAAAGAGCAGAACAAGAACGAATTGAAGCACAACAGCAAGACCCTCTAATACAATTAAAAGAAAGAGAAATAGCTGTCAAAGAAGCTGAAGTACAACGTAAAGCTGAAGATGATAGAAATAGATTACAGTTAGATTCTGCTAAAGCTGCTAACAGAGATGCAATCGAAAGAGAGAGAATATCCAATCAAACAGAAGTTGCAGGTGCAAAAATAGGACAGCAGATTGCTAGCGATTTGCTAGAAAATGAACAGCTACAAAATAAACAAGCTGTAGAAGATTTTATGAAAGGTGTTGACATGGCTAAAGATATAGTCAAAGATAGCACCATAGATGAATAATGAAATCACTGAGCTATCACTTTCAGAACATCTGAAAGTTAAGTTTAATGAAATCAGAAAAGATTATACTAATCATTTAGGTTCAGGAGCTTGTAGAGATTTTTCTGAATATCAAAAAATGGTTGGTATTATCGAGGGTATAAACCTCGCAGAACGAGAACTTGCTGATTATATCGATAGGTTCTTGGAGAAATAGGAACTCGACTCCTAAAGTCGTGCAACATATGAGTAAAGAAGCAAAATTAAAAGACATACCAGAACCAGAAAGTGTCAAAACTCCAAAGCTAGACAAAGAAGTTAAAAGTCAACTACCAGCTCCTACTGGCTGGAAGATTTTAATTGCTATGCCTAAAGCAGACGAGAAAACAGAAGGTGGCATAATTAAAGCTACTTCAACTGTACAAGACGAAGAGGTTAGTAATATTTGTGGATATGTCTTGAAATTAGGACCTGAATGCTACAACGACACAAAAAGGTTTCCAAACGGAGCTTGGTGTAAAGAAGGCGATTGGGTCGTGTTTAGGGCTTATTCTGGCACTCGCATGAAAATGTATGGACAAGAGTTTCGTTTAATCAATGATGATACTGTGGAAGCAGTAGTAGACGACCCTACAGGAGTAGTTAGAGCATGAGTGAAACACAAATAATAAATGAAGAACCTAATATTCCTGAGACTCCTCCTCAGTCTCAAGAAGAAAAGTTTTTTGGTCAAAGCACTGAAATAAGCAATGAAATGCCAGAAGGTTTAGAAGTCGAGGTAGTTGACGATACTCCAGAAGAAGACCGCAGACCAAAAAAAGCTGAAGATGCTACACCTGATGTTGATGATGAAACATTAGATAAAGAAATAGCAGATTACAGCAAAAGAGCTGGCGATAGAATTGCAAAAATTAAATACGAATATCACGAGGAACGTAGAGCAAAAGAAGCTGCTACGAGAGAATCTCAAGAAGCTGTAAAAAGATTACAATCTTTAATGTCTGAAAATCAAAGGCTACAAGCCATGATTGACCAAGGCGGAGAGGTTCTTAATAAACAAGCATACAATAATGCTTTATGGGCAAAACAGAACGCTCAAGCAGCATTTAAAAAAGCCTATGAAGAAGGCAATGCTGACGAAATGACAAAAGCACAGGAAATGCTTGCAAAAGCTACTCTTGCAGAACAACAGTCATCTCAAGTTGCTGCATCTGTACAACAACAAATTGTTAATCAGATGCCTGAACCAGAACCAGCACAGCAACAAGTTGACCCTGAAATGCAAGCATGGGCACAGAAAAACCCTTGGTTTATGGGTTCAGAACCTGTGCACAAAGAAATGACTTCTTATGCTATGTATGTAGACCAGTCTTTACAAGCAAGAGGTATAGACCCTGCAACGAAGTCACAAGAATATTATGAATCAGTAGACAGCGAAATGCGTCAACGATTCCCAGATTTTTTTGGTGTCCAACCTCAACAACAAGAAATTGTTGAAGAAGTTGAGCCAACTAAACGACAACCATCAACAGTTGTTGCATCCGCAACGAGGGATAGCGGAAACAAAAAACCCACGCAAATACGTCTGACTCAGACTCAAGTTAAGCTAGCTCGCCAACTTGGTATAACGCCTGAGCAGTATGCAAATCAATTATTAAAGGAGACTTAAATGTCAGAAGAAAATAACACTACAAACGTGGAGGAAGTTTCGACTGATACTTCTCCTGAAAACCAAGAGCGTACTCCTAGAGAGAACGATAGTCGAGAGACTACTCAGCATACAGAGAGCTGGGAAAACTCTGCTAATTTACCAACACCTAATCCACAAGATGGCTGGGTATTCAGATATATTAGAACTGCCTTGTTAGGGCAAGCTGATAATCCGAATGTATCTAGACGTTTTAGAGAAGGGTGGCAACCTTGTCGATTAGAAGACCATCCAGAATTACAAATACATATGATGGACCATGCTTCTGAATGGGCAGCTAAAGGAAACATAGAAATTGGCGGACAATTGTTATGCAAAATGCCTGCAGAAAAAGCGAAAGCAAGAGACGAACACTTTGCTAATTTAGCTCAGTCTCAAATGGAATCTGTAGACAATGTGTATTTCAAAGAACAAGATAGTCGAATGGCGACCAAACAAGTGTTTGAACGCAAATCGAAAACTACTTTTGGTAAAGATTCTTAGGAATTTTTTTTAAATTAATTGATATTGAGTTAATTCTCAATGTATAAAAGGAGACAATTATGTCATCAAGTGCTACTCCACACGGAGCGAGACCTATTGGTACGATTGTTGGAAGTCCTTACCAAGGAAAAGTTACTCATTACAAAATTAAAAATGCTTATGGCACATCAATATTTTTTGGTGATTTTGTAAAATGGGGTGACGACAACCCTAATACCACTATCCAAAAAGATACTGGTACGACTTCATTAACACCTATTGGTGTTTTTCTTGGTTGTGCTTACACCGACCCTACTACAGGTCAATTTACAACAAATCAATATTATCCAGCCTCTACAGCTGCAGATGATATTGTCGCATATGTTGCTAGCGACCCTTTCATACTAATGCAAATGCAATCAGACGAAGCTCTTACTCAAGACGACCTTGGTAAGAATTTTGCGGTGGTTCAAACTGCAGGAAGTACAGCAATCGGAACTAGTAAAAATGCTGTCGATGGGAGCACGGCTGCTACCACAAACACACTACCTTTAAAACTCGTTGACTTTGTTGACGGACCAGATAGTGCTGTAGGTGATAGTTTTACAGACGTGCTAGTTATGTTTAATGTTGGACATCAGTTGTTGAATACAACTGGTATAGGTTAAGGAGGCTTATTATGGCTGCTATATCAAGAGCACAAGAGCTTAAACAACTCCTTCCAGGATTAAATGCGTTGTTTGGCGAAGAATACGCTACATATGAAAATGAGCATGAAGAAATTTATGTAACAGAAAACTCTGAAAGAAGTTTTGAAGAAGAGTTGAAGTTATCTGGTTTCGGAGCTGCTCCAGTCAAAGATGAAGGTTCAGCAATCAGTTATGATACTGCACAAGAGTCTTTTGTAGCTCGTTACACTCACGAAACTATTGCTATGGGATATTCTATTACTGAAGAAGCTATGGAAGATAATCTGTATGTTTCTTTATCAGGTAGATACACTAAAGCACTAGCTCGTGCAATGGCTTACACAAAGCAAGTTAAAGCTGCTTTTCCATTAAATAATGGATTCAGCACTACTTTTTCAAGTGGTGATGGCGTGGCTTTATTCAGTACAGCTCATCCGTTAGTAAACGGAGGAACTAACAGTAACAGACCTTCTTCAGGTGCTGACTTGAATGAAACATCTCTAGAAGATGCAATTATTCAGATTGGCAAATACACTGATGAAAGAGGTCTTAAAATTGCTGCTAGACCTAGAAAGTTAATAGTACCATCTGACCTTCAGTTTGTTGCTACTAGACTTTTACAGAGTGACTACAGAGTAGGAACTGCTGATAACGATGTGAATGCTATCAAAACTAATGGAGTGATTCCTGAAGGTTACACAGTTAATCATTATTTAACTGATACTAATGCCTTCTTCATCACTACTGACGTACCTGATGGTATGAAGCATTTTGTTAGAAGTCCTATGACTACATCTATGGATGGAGACTTCGACACTGGAAATGTCAGATATAAAGCTAGAGAAAGATACTCTTTTGGAGTTTCTGACCCTCTAGGTATATTTGGTTCGCCAGGTTCAAGCTAAAGAAATTAGGGCAGCTTCGGCTGCCCTTTTTCTCATTCTAGGAATACATAATTGTTTATCGACTGACCTAGCAGACTCGCCAAGACGATAAATGTAATTAAGGAGACTTAATATGGGCAAAACAACTTTTAGTGGACCAATTAAATCACTAGCAGGTTTTATATCTGCTGGTAATGCTAATGTGGTCAGTTTAACCGCAGATACTACTTTGACAGTAGCTGCACACGCAGGAAAAATTTTAACTTGTAATGATGCTGATGGTAAATTCACTTTACCAACAATTGATGCGTCAACACCTACAAGAGACGATGAACCTGACCAAACTAATAATTTAGGTGCTACTTTTACTTTTGTAGTTGAAACAGCAGCTACAGATATGGACATCTTAACTGATGGCACTGACAAATTTGTCGGTGGTTTATACACAGGTAAAGATGATGCCACTGGTAAAACATTTATTTCTGGTGCATCGAATGATGTCATCACTATGAATGGTTCAACCAAAGGTGGATTAGCAGGAAGTATTGTAAAAGTAACTGCTATTGCTGATAACAAATATGCTGTTGAAGGTATAATTTTAGGCTCAGGCACTATAGTTACACCATTTGCTGACGCATAATCAGGAGTAAAAAATGGCTGATGCAGTAACTTCACAAACCATAATTGATGGTGAAAGAAATTGCGTTATGAAATTTACAAATGTCAGTGATGGCACTGGCGAATCCGCTGTTGCTAAAGTAGATGTTTCTGCTTTAAGTTCTAACTCTGCAGGTAAAGCTTGTTCAGAAGTTAGAATAATGCGAGTAAGTCATGCCATCGTTGGTATGTCCGTGCAAATATTTTTTAATGCTTCTACTAATGTTTTAGCTATGGAGCTAGCAGAAAGTAGTAATGGACATATGGATTTTAAATCTTTTGGCGGTATGCCAAATAACGCAGGGAGTGGTAAAAATGGTGATATCCTTTTTACTACAAAAGGACATAGTTCAGGTGACACCTACTCTATTGTTTTAGAGATGGTAAAAGTTTATTCTGACTAATAACGAGAAAAATTATGGCAAAAATTAAAGATTACATAATATCTGAAACAGGTGAATTTCCGCCACAATACAAAGTATTGCATATTGAAGAAGATGGTATTTGGAGACCAGTTTTTGGTCCAGACCCTGACCTACAAGATGCTGAACGTAAGTGTGCAGAAATGAACGGAGAAAGAGCAAGAAATGCTAAAGGACAACTTGTAGCTGACGACCCTTCGACTCCAGATATAAATGAAGCTTATGTTGGTGGGAAAAAACCGCCAAAGAAAAAAACAAAAAAACCAGCAGCTAAAAAAAAGGCAAAACCTAAAAAAGCTGCGTCTAACTAAAGGTGAATAAAATGGCAGGAAAAAAAACTAAATACATGGCAGGCGGTGGTAAATCCACTAAGTATATGGCTGGTGGCGGTAAGTCTACTAAATATATGGCTGGTGGAGGAAAAACTCCTAAAGTAGAAATGTATAAAGACTACGTTCAAAGAATGTTTGGTGGCGGTGCGACTCCAAGAACCAAAGGCAAGTCTATGGGCGGTGGTCCAGCTATGAAAAAAAATAAATAACTAGTGAATAGTATTTACTAAATATTTTTTGTGACCAAAAGGAAACGAGAAACACCGATACCTAGAACCACTAAAGGTAAAAGTGCTAACTACAGACCTACTAAATCTGGTGCTGGGATGACCAAGAAAGGAGTTGCTGCATATCGAAGAGCAAATCCTGGGTCTAAATTACAAACAGCAGTTACAGGTAAAGTAAAAAAAGGCAGTAAAGCTGCAAAACGCAGAAAGTCTTTCTGTGCTCGTTCCTTGGGTCAATTGAAAAAGAGTTCAGCTAAAACTAGAAATGACCCAAATTCTAGAATTAGACAAGCTCGCAGAAGATGGAAGTGTTAAATGGTAATGTCTAGAGCAACGATGCAAAATCAAATTACAAAAGCTCCTGCATCAAAAAAGAAAAATATCAAAACAACCCCTTCAGGTATTAAAATAACAAGAATAAAAAAAATATAATTTATGGCAACAAGCGGTACGCATACATTTAATTTAGATTTAAGCGATATTATGGAAGAGGCTTATGACTTAGCTGGCGTTGAATTACGTTCAGGTTATAGTTATATGGGTGCTAAACGTGCTCTAAATTTAATTTTTTTAGAATGGCAAAACAAAGGTTTAAATCTTTGGACAATAGAGCAAGGCACAGTTAGTTTGTCTGCAGGTACAAATACCTATAGCTTAGATAGTTCTGCATTAGAAGTAGTAGATGCTTTTATAAGAACAGATTCTGGAGATGTAAATAAACAATTTGACCAAAGACTAAATAGAATATCTAGAACAGAATACAATCATCAAGCAAATAAATTGAATCAAGCAAAACCTACACAGTTTTTTATTGATAAAAATACAGGCACTTTGCAAATAACTTTATGGTCAACACCAGATGATGCTGATACATATACTCTGGTTTACGACTACATACAAAAAATAGAAGATGCTGGTTCAGTGGCTAGTAACAATGCCGATGTTCCTGCTAGATATTTGCCATGCTTAACTTATGCTTTAGCATACAATTTAGCTTCTAAATATCCAGAAACACAACAAAGAGTGCCTTTGATAAAGCAAAGGTACGATGAACTTTGGAATGAAGTAAGTAACTCTGATAGAGAAAGAGCAGCTGTAAAATTTGTTCCTGACTTAGCTACTTATAGATAATGGCATATGCAAGAGGTAAGAAAGCTTTAGGTCAATGTGACCGATGTGGCTTTACTTATAAATTAACAGAACTCAAGTATGAGATATTTGACAGCAAAAGAAATGGTTTAAGAGTCTGCCATGATTGTTTAGATGAAGACCATCCACAACTTAAAATAGGTGAATTAAATATAGTTGACCCTCAAAATTTATACAATCCAAGAGTAGATACTGGAGAGCAAGAATCAACAACGTATTTTTCTTTTAATCCTGTAGGAGGTGGAGTTACTGAGTTTGGTTCAAGTACAATGGGTTTAGATATAAAAGCAGAATTAGGAAAAATTAAGGTAGTAATAACATGAGTTGGACATTTACAACATTAAAATCAGCTATACAAGATTATACACAAAACACAGAGTCTACTTTTGTAAGCAACTTGCCAACTCTTATAGTACAAGCTGAAAATAGGATAATAAAATCTCTAGAGCTACCAAACTTTAGAAAAAATGTAACAGGAACTTTAACAGCAAGCAATCCTTATTTATCTGCACCTTCAGACTATTTATATCCTTTTTCTCTTGCAGTGTTAGATGGCAGTAATAATTACGAATATTTATTAAATAAAGATGTTAGTTTTATTAGACAAGCTTATCCTTCTGCTAGTACAACAGGTACGCCAAAGTTTTATGCTCAATTTGATGACGATACTTTTATAGTGGCACCAACTCCTAGCACAGGATTTACTGTAGAATTACATTATTTTTATAAACCAGAATCTATTACAGTGGCATCGAGTGGTACAACTTGGTTAGGAACAAATGCAACAGAAGCTTTATTGTATGGTTCACTTGTAGAAGCTTATACTTTTATGAAAGGTGAGCCAGATATTTTGGCTAATTACGAAAATAGATTTAAAGAAGCACTAGGTAAATTAACATTAGAATCAGATGGTTATAATCGTAAAGATGCCTTCAGAGACGGACAAAGAAAAGTAAATGTTTGATGTAGATATTAAAAGCACAATAGGAGAAGTTGGTGTTAAAACTACAAAAAATACTGGTTTAACTCCAGAATATTGGACAGAAAGAATAATGGAACGCTTAGTTCAAATCAGCGATAATGCTGACCCTTTAGTACAAGCTCAAGCAAGAGCTTTTAAAGAAAATATACAGAAAGTAGTTTTATTATATATGAAACAAGCTATTGCCAGCGACAGAAGCACAGTAGCAGGTTTATTAGAAAAACAAGGTCATTGCAAAATGGCTGACATCATAAGGAGGCTGTAATGGCAATTTCACAAGCAATGTGTACCTCTTTTAAAAAAGAACTTTTAGAGGGTGTGCATAATTTCAAAAACTCAGGCGGTAATGATTTCAAACTAGCTTTATATACTAGTTCTGCGTCTTTAGGTGCTGATACAACAGCATACACTACTTCTAATGAAGCTAGTGGTACTAACTATACAGCTAAAGGTTCTAGCTTAACTAGAGTAGACCCAACAACATCAAGCACAACAGCATTTACTGATTTTGCTGATTTAACTTTTAGTAGTGCTACTATTACTGCTAATGGTGCATTAATATTTAATGATACTGCTTCAGGCGACCCAGCAGTATGTGTACTAGCTTTTGGTGGTGATAAAACTTCTACAAATGGAGATTTTACTATTCAATTTCCTACTGCCGATGCAAGTAACGCTATTATAAGAATAGCTTAAATTAAATGTCTAATATAACTGGCTGGGGTAGAGGCTCTTGGGATGAAGGCTCATGGGGTCAACCAGTACCAGTTGTAGTCACAGGAGTTAGTGCTACTTCTAGTTTAGGCACAGTAACACAAGCCACTTCAAATACTGTACAAGTTACAGGCTTAGCAGCAACTAGTGCTTTAGGTAGTGAAACTGTAGTTGCACAAGCTACACAAGCAATTACAGGAAATGCAGGTACTTCTGCTCTAGGTGATGAAACAGTTACAGCTGCAGCTTTAATTGCAGAAACAGGCTTAGAAGCAACTTCTGCACTAGGTAATGCTATAACTGCTGGAGCAGCAGTCACAGGAGTTTCTGCAGTAGCTTCTACTTCTAATCTAGGTGATGAAGTTGTAGTTGCACAAGCTGTATTAACAACCACAGGAACAAGTGCAACTTCTGCTTTAGGAACTATAAGTTTAGTAACTATTAATAATTTATCGCCTACTGGGTTAGAAGGTACAACTGGTTTAGGCGAAGAAACAACAATTGCTAAGGCTGTTGTTTTACCTACAGGTAATGTCGGTACATTTGGAGACTTTTTTGTTAATGTTTGGAGTCTAGTAGACAAAAGTCAAACACCAAATTATTCAGAAGTATCTACTTCACAAACCCCTGATTGGGAAGAAGTAGCTTAATAAAATTTTATGAGGAAAAAATATGGCAACATATGTAAATGATTTAAGACTTAAAGAAATCACTACTGGTGATGAGTCTGGAACGTGGGGAACGTCTACAAATACTAATTTAGAATTAATTGCAGAAGCATTCAGTTATGGTACTGAAGCTATAACTACTAATGCAGATACTCATACTACTACTATCGCTGATGGCGCTACTGACCCAGGCAGGTCATTATTTCTTAAATATACAGGCACATTAGATTCTGCTTGTACTATTACTATTGGTCCTAATACTGTTTCCAAGCTATGGGTAATAGAAAACGCAACTTCTGGCTCACAAAATATAATAATTAAACAGGGTTCAGGTGCTACTGTAACTATCCCTAATGGTGAAGTTAAAGCTATTTATTCTGATGGTGCTGGTGCTGGTGGTGCTATGGTAGATGCCTTTGCTAATTTAAAAGTATCAGATGCAGCACAAACTAATATAACTAGCTTAGGAACTTTAACTACTTTAACAGTTGATGACATTACAATTGATGGTTCTACTATTTCTGATGCTGCTGATTTAACTGTAGACGTTGGAGGCGATATTGTTCTAGATGCTGATGGTGGTAATGTCACATTCAAAGATGGTGGTACTGCGATTGGAGATTTTGTAAATTCATCATCTGATTTTGTTATTGAGTCTAAAGTACAAGACAAGGATATTATTTTTAAAGGCGATGATGGTGGTTCAGGAATTACTGCATTAACACTTGATATGTCAGAAGCTGGTAATGCAAGTTTCAATGGCACAGTAACAGCTAATGCTGGTCTGATTGCTGACAACATAACTATAGATGGCACTGAAATAGATTTAAGTTCAGGAGACTTATCAATAGATGTTGCTGGAAATTTACAAATAGATGCTGATGATAATGGTGAAGTTAGATTTCTTGATGGCGGAACTCAATATGCAACTATAAAAAAAGATGGTAATAATGCTCTTTTTCAATCTATTGTAGCTGACGGAGATTTTGTAATCCAAGGTATTGATGGTTCATCAACTATTTCTGCTGTTACTTTTGATATGTCAGAAGAAGGAAGTGCAACTTTTAACAAAAATATTTTATTTGCAGATAATGGCAAAGCTCTATTTGGTAATGGTATAGATTTAGCTTTATTTAGTGATGGCACTCATGGATTAGTACAAACACAAAACGGAAATTTTTCTGTTGATTGTGCAAATACAATAATACTTGATGCTGATGATGGTGAAATACAATTTAAAGATGCTGGTACAGAAGTTGGTGGTATCAATATGGCAAGTTCAAATTTTGCATTTGAATCTAAAGTTTCAGACAAAGACATACTATTTAAAGGCAATGATGGTGGTAGTGAAATTACTGCCCTTACGCTTGATATGTCAGAGGCTGGAGCTGCAACTTTCAATAATAACGTCACAGCTTTTTCAGATGAAAGACTGAAAGATAATATTGAAACTCTAGAAGATAGTTTAGACAAAGTCGAACAACTTAGAGGTGTAACTTATACCAGAGATGGCAGGGAAAATATTGGTGTTATTGCTCAAGAAGTAGAAAAAATATTACCAGAAATAGTATTAACTGCTGATGATGAAATGGGTACTAAATCTGTAGATTATAGTAGAATAACTGCTGTATTAATCGAAGCTGTAAAAGATTTATCAGCTAAGGTTAAAGAGCTGGAGAATAAATAATGGCATTACCTACAAGCGGAGCATTAACTTTAGACGCTATTCATGTCGAAGCTGGTGGTACAACTGGCACTACTTGTTCTTTAAACGATACTGATATAAGAGGATTGACTCCAGGTTCTGGAAAAACTATTAATAGCACTCAAGGAACAACTGTAGATTTTGACGATTTTTATGGTGCTTCATCAGGCAATAGCTTGTCTATGACAGTTGGTCATAGTGTAGTTACTACGTCTGACCAATATACTACTACAACTACATCAAGAAGAGGTTTCGTAGCAAACAGTTTTGGAAGTATCTCTCCTACTAGCTTTAGTGGTGTTATGGGAGGTGCAACTATAACTAACTGTTTTGTTTTTGGTTCAACCATAGCGACCACTCCGACATTACAATTATCAAGTTTTCTTGCGGGCAGCTCTATACCAAATACTAATAGTTCATTTACAAGCATGACAGTAGACGGAAGCACTGTACAAAGGTCTAATGCAACTTACACATCATCTCAAGTTAGCACTACACATTTTGCAGTTTGGACTTGGCAAGGCTCACCTGTAGCTTCTTCTGTTAACTTGAACGCTTCTGGTGCAGGAGACTACGACCCTTTTCCAGCTAGTGGTAATACTATAACAGTAACATTTCAATAATGAGTGAGATTAAATTAAAAGAAGAAGAATATTTTAGTGATAACACAGGCATTGTCTCTGATGTTGATGAAAACAATAATAGTTTTAATAGACTGTCTTTTAGTTTTAATAATAACAAGAATGAAAAACAATATTATCAACTTAATAAAACTGATAGCGAAAATCTTTTAATACAAAAATCCGATGGAATATATGTTGAAGAAGACGATGTAACCTATTTAATTGAGGCAAATAATGTTGATGAGTATGTAACTAGATTAAGTTTTGCTTGGAGAAATGCAACTGAAACTATTGATGTGCCTAGCGAATGGTGGGATGACGTAAAAATAGTACCAAAAAATAGTGCTATGTGGGATGAAGTATACGTTGATAAGGAAATAGTAAAAATTGATTATTCAGCTGGTGTTACAACTCCAGAAAAAACAGAAATGGAAGCATTAACAACTAAAGTAAATGATAAGTTTCCTGGCGAGGTAGATTTTTACGACCACCCTTATAATATTATTGGAAAATATGTAGATAATCATACGATTAGACCGCCATACAAATCTAATAATACAATTACTGTTTACCATATGTATTATAAAAAAAGTTGGTTTCAAGAATTATTAACAGAATATAAGTGCCCTAACTATGACTATAAATACTGTTTTTGGTTTGGTTTTAAATACGATTTAGATGCTGGTGAAAGATATTTTAAAGTGGTTATAAGAGATAATGATATGACCAGTAATTATCAAACTAATCCAGATTCTTTTATACCTAGACCACAATTACCACATTGCAATGAACCTTACTTTGCAAAAATATATTCTCAAGATGGCACCGAAGCAGATGAATACGATGTTTTCTTTTCTACTACTCCAGCCATTATGAAAGAGTATTGTGAAAAAAATAGTTTAAGTTTTCCTTTTCCAGAAGATAAAGAAACAGATTGGATTTGGACTTATGGTTTGGTTTACGATAAAAAAACTCTTGAAATAAAACAAGTAAAAGGTTACATCAAAAAAGCACAAGATGCTTCAGACTGGGTAGTATGAAAACACTAGATTCTGAACTTAAAGAAATTAATAAAAAATTTAACGAAAGAATTAAAGAAGAAAAAAAATTAAGAAAAGAATACAAAAAAAAGTTTAAAAGCAAAATAAATTAATTTTAAAAATGAGGAAAAATTAATGATAAAAAAATTAAAAACATTCTTAAAAAAAATTATTGATAGCATAATTACATGGATTAATAGTTTTAGAAAAAAGGATAAAAAAGATGGCAACGATTAAAGATGCTTTAAATGCAATTGAGTCACATGAAAAAGAATGCAAGGCTCTTTACAAAAGTATAGACACAAGATTAGAGTCAGGTTCAAAAAGATTTGATAAAATAGAAACTATGCTGTGGGCAGTATATCCATTTATACTAGCTACAGTGATAACAGCAAAATTTATAGGATGAGTAGACAAAAAAAATCAACAGTAAATAAAGCAGGTAACTACACAAAACCTACCATGCGTAAAAATTTATTTAATAGAATTAAAGCAGGTAGTAAAGGTGGTAAACCTGGTCAATGGTCGGCAAGAAAAGCACAGATGTTAGCTAAACAATATAAAGCAAAAGGCGGTGGCTATAAGAGTTAATGCCTTATTTAATAAGCAACATACCCCAATTTAAATGTTGGGTAAGAAAAGAATTTACAGCTAATCATCAGAAGTATCATGGTGAGTTTATTCATGCTATTGCTATAGCAGTAAATACAATCCCTGATAGGTCGTTAAGTTTTCAAGTGGTCTTTACAGGTTGTGAGATAGATAACCACGAAGATATGCCAAATGTACATGGTGGTGCAATGTGGGCAAGAATGCCTATTCAAGCTTTAGTAGCTGACATTCCTGTTGAAGAATGGGCACTACCGATGGAAGACCATTTAGCTCAACCTTGGGATTGTGAGTCAAGACATCATTCTGTAATTACTATGGACCGAGTAAGTTCTAGTCCTTGGATAGCAAAAATAAATAATCAGTTTTATCAAGCTAAATATTTATTTACAGTTGATTACACTGACCATCCGATAGCTGATGACCCTGCTCAACATAAACAATCTCATGTTATGTATATAACAGAAGATTGTGAGTGGAAAGGAAATATAGTGGCTCTGCCTAATAATAGAGTTAGAGCAACTAGTCCTGCTTTATGGCGTACTGGTGAAGGTGCTCCAGACTTTATGCCTTCTCAACATTTACATTCTGCTGAAGGACACGAAAGCTACCTTGACCCATTAATTACTTTTAATAATTTATATAGCGAGGGTTTTGAAGAAGAAGATGAAGAGGAAGAGAGACCCTAAAGTAGGAACTGGAAAAAAACCCAAAGGCAGTTCTAGAAGACTATATACAGACGAAAATCCCAAAGATACAGTAAGTATTAAATATGCTACACCTGCAGATGCAAGAAAAACTGTAGCCAAAGTAAAAAAAATTAACAAACCTTTTGCTAGAAAAATACAAATTCTAACTGTCCTAGAACAGAGAGCAAAAGTACAAGGTAAAAAACAACAAGCAGCTATTGCTAAAAAAGGTAAAGAAGCTATAAGAAAAAAAGAGGGTAAATAATGCCATTAAAAAAGTCACAAAGAAGTTTGAAAAAATGGACTGGACAAGATTGGACTACACCAAGTGGTAAAAAATCTTCTGAAACTGGTGAGGTATATGCACCAAAAGCACAAATTAACAGATTAAAGTCTACCCCTAGCGGTAGAAGAAAACTTGCAGCAGCTAATAAAAAGAAAAGAGAAGCTACAAGAAAAGGTAAACAACACGCAAGACACGGCTTGCATAAAGGTAAAAGTAGATAATGTACGAATATGGTTGCGAAGTAGATAGAGTAGTTGATGGTGATACCATTGATGTAACTCTAGATTTAGGTTTTGATATTTTATTTAAAACTAGAGTACGTCTTTATGGCATAGATACTCCTGAATCTAGAACTAGAAATAAAGATGAAAAAGCTAGAGGAAAGTTATCTGCTAAGTTTTTACAAGATGCAATTAATACAGCAGAACAAGTTGTAATAAGAACAAAACTCAAAGATTCGAGAGGTAAATTTGGTCGTGTACTTGGAATTGTAGTATGTGATGGCAAAGATATTAATGAAGCTATGATAGATAATTTTATGGCTGCTAAATATTTTGGACAAAGCAAATCTGCTATAGAAGCAGTACATATGGCTAATAGAACAAAACTAATAGAATCAGGAATTTTTGTTCCTATAACAAATGAGTGAGGCAGTACAATTAATAACAGAACTAGGATTTCCAATAGCTGCAGCTTTGGGTCTTGGTATATTTGTTTGGAAACTAATAAATAGAATTATAGATGGTATGGAATCTAAAATAGATGTAGTTGATGACAAGGTAAACGAACAGTTAAAAGCTATGGAAGATAGATTACAAACTAAATTAGATGCACAGCAAGGTATTTTAGTTGCTTTGATAGATAGAGTTAGAAGTGTAGATAATGAAATAATTAGGCAAGATACATTGTTAAAAACAATGTTAGGTGTGCCACAACTAGTTCAAAAGGATAAAATTGCAAAAGCAGAAAGAGATGACCAGAGAAAAGACTAAAGATATTTTAGGTAAAGTTTTGATTTATGGATTTTTAATAACTTGTATTTTTGTTTTTGCAGATAATATTTTTGCAGACCAAATTACCCATAAATTTAAATCTCCTAGTTTTAGTGGTAATGGTACTTCTAGTCACTATCTAACTATAGAAAATCAAGAATTTAGTAGAAAGATGACTATTAAAGAAGAGCTGCAAGCTTTGCAAGATGAAATTGAAAGAGATGCAGAGAATACAACTTTAGCTAGATGTGTAAGAAATTTAGAATCTAGAATATATGCACAATTATCAAGACAACTTGTTGATAATTTATTTGGCGAAACACCAATGACAGAAGGTACTTTCGCATTAGAAGGCAGCACAATCTCTTATGTAAGTGATGGCATAACTATAACTTTAAATGTAACAGACGAAAATGGAACAACGACTACTATTACTATTCCTGTCGGCTCTTTTACTTTCTAGTTGTAGTGTATTTAAAGTAATAGAAGATACTAAAAATCAAAGATTTCTAGAAAAACAAGATGCTAGTATTTTAGGTTTATTTTCAGAAGAATTACTAAACGTAAAGCGACCTAAAGTTAAACCTGTAATAGCTGTTTATCCAAACAGTTTTACTGACCAGACAGGACAAAGAAAAAGTAATAGTGAGTTTGCCTTATTTTCAACAGCATTAACACAAGCTCCACAAGCATTGTTGATAAGAGCTTTAAAACATACGGCTAGAGGAGATTTTTTTATAGTAGTTGAAAGAGTTGGTTTAGATAATTTAACAAAAGAAAGACAACTAATAAGGTCAACTAGAGAAGCTGAAAACGAAAAAAAATTAAAACCTTTATTATTTGCAGGAGTAATTATAGAGGGTGCGGTTTTAGCTTACGATAATAATTTAAAAACTGGCGGTGCTGGTGCAAGATATTTAGGTATTGGTGCTAGCACAGAATATAGACAAGATGCAGTCACTGTCAGTTTAAGACTGGTATCTGTTTTGACAGGTGAAATATTAATTGAAGTTTTATCAGAAAAAACTATATACAGTTATGGACAATCACAGGATGTGTTTAAATTTTATGAGCTGAATACTGAATTAGTTGAAATAGAATTTGGTAATGCAGCAAATGAAAGTCCTACAATAGCACTTCAAAAAGCTATAGAAAGTGCTGTTTTAGAAATAGTGAATATTGGATATGAAAGGAGGTTTTGGTCCTATGAGTAACTTTTTAAAAATATTAATTTTATTTTTCACAACAGTAATTGTTGCTGATAACGAAATTTATATAGACCAGTCAGGTGCAACTGCAAACTTAGATATAGAACAGCAAGGAGGTTCTAACTTAATTGGCGGATTGCTTTCTACTGCTAATTCTTTGACTCCATTAGATTTAGATGGAAGTCTTATGACTTTAGATATAAATCAAATAGGCTCTAACAATAAATTTTTAGGAGATATTTGGGCAGATAATTACACAGGTTTTTTTTTTTTTTTTGGAGATGGCAATATCTTTACTATGCAAACTGACCCATCAAATACTTTTGGAGCAGATAATTCCAATGTAAATGTACAAGTTACAGGTAGTACAAATAATTTAACATTTAATCAAGCCACCGCAGCATTGGCTTCAAACCTTGATTTAGATTGGATAATTCAAGGTACAGGTAACAATATTACAGCATCATTAGATATTGATGGAGCTACCAACTATATGAATATAGATGGTAATGATAATACGATAACTTATGATGGAGATGGTACAAATGCTAGTTCAGCTGGATATTTTAATTTAGTCCACAGTGGCGGTAATCAGAGAACTTTTAATGTTACACAACAAAGCACGCTCAATAACGACTGGCTACGCATCATTAGTAGTGGTTCTAGTGGTACTTTCTGTATCAACCAAAACGACCAAGGCACAACCACTGGATGTCAGTAGTATAGGCGATATATCAGAATTAAATGGCAATGCACAAATAGTAAGAGATAAAACTTACGATGCAAAATTAAAATTTGCCATACAACAAAACGATGAAGCAGTTACCAAGAATGGTCGTTTAGCTATTAAATTTTTAGATGATTCACAGGTTAAGTTAACAGAATATTCTGAATTAGTTATAAACGAATATATCTTTGACCCAAATCCTAGTAAATCTAAAATGGCATTAAAATTTACTTTAGGCACAGCTAGATTTATAACAGGAAGTTTTAATAAAATTGATAAACAAAACATAAAGTTATCAACTCCTACAGCCAACATAGCCATAAGAGGTACGGACTTTACAGCTACTGTAGATGAATTAGGCAGAAGTTTAATAATATTATTGCCTGATAGATTAGGATTATCTAGTGGAGAAATAGAAGTAGTCACAGCCACAGGTAGTGTTTTATTAAACAAACCTTTTCAAGCTACTACTGTTTCTGTTTTTGAATCTGCACCGACAAAGCCTATTATTTTAGATTTATCTTTGGATGCAATAGACAATATGTTAATTGTAAATCCTCCAAAAAAAGATGAAAAATTTGTAGAAGAAGAGCAGATAAAAAAAGATACAGTTCTAGATTTTAATGATTTAGATATAGATTATTTAGATGAAGATTTTTTAGATAATGAAGAAGAATTAGAATTTACTGAATTAGATATAAATTTTTTAGATGTCAATTTTTTAGAAGATTTGTTAGATATAGTTGATGCTTTAGCTATAGAAGAAGAAGAAGATAAACTTAGTCAAGTGACAGGTATAAATTTAGTTGGTACTGAGTTGGGTCAGGACAAAGACACACAGATTACAACTTTAGTCACAGGTCAAATAATAAGTTTTAGACGTAATGTAAATCAAAATTTAAGATTAGATATTGATGGTAGTAACGCTTACACGATAATTTTTGTACAAGATGGGGTTAGCAGAACAATAAAAGTAAATGGAGGTGGTGATTCAACCATAAGCTTGAGTCAACAATAATATGAAAAAAATTATTTTGCCTTTGCTTTTAATTTTGCTTATACCTGTTTTTTTTAATATTTTTTTTATAGAGATTTTAAAATTAAAAACTTTTGACCTGACAGTAAAAAAACAAGAACCATCAGGTAATTTTGTAATCTTGAATATTACTGAAAAGAATGTGACAGATAGAGGGGGTTATCCTTTTCCTCGACAAGACTATGCAGATATTCATGTTGAGTTATTAAATAAAGGAGCACTAGGTGTCGGTTGGGTTTTCTCATTTAGTGAAAAAGATAGGTTTAATGGCGATGAAAAATTTTCAAAGGCTTTAGCACTATCACCCTCTATCCTAGCTATGTTTGAAAACAACAGTGGTAATTTTCCTAAAACATCTGGCACTGTTTATTTAGGTGACGGCATACCGCAGTCAATAAAATCTCAAGGTGTAGTAGAAAACATAAGTATACTTAAACAGAATGCAAATCAAGGCATAGCCATTGCACCTACAGATATAGATAATTTAGTAAGACGTATACCTTTATTAGTGCAAACACCAGATGGATTTGTAAGTGCATTTGGAACTGAGGTTTTAAAATCTTTAACAGGTGCTAAAACTTACATAATTAAAAGCAATCAGAATGGTATTGAAGAAATTACTGTACAAGGTTTGCCACCAGTTAAAACAGATAGATTAGGTAGAAAATGGATTAGTTGGGTTGATACCCCACAAACAAATTTAGATGAAATGGAAGTTTTTGGTAAATTTGTATTTATAGGTGTAACAGCTAATGGTGTAATGCCACAAATAGCAACTCCTGTAGGTTTATTAGAACCACATAAAATACAAGCTGCTTTATCAGAATCTTTATTAATACAAAATAGTCCTTATATTCCTGATTGGAGTAAGTTAGCAGAAACAACAATTTTAGTAATTTCTTGTTTAGCCATTTGGTTTGTTTTGTTTTATTTAGGAATTACAACAGGAATACTATTCACTAGTGTAATATTTTTTGCTACAGCTATATCAGGGTTTTTTCTTATACAAAAAGGTCTGTTAGTAGATGTAACATGGAGTTTAATTTCACAATTTATAGTAGCTGCAGTAGCTTTTTATTTAAGATTTAGAGAACAATTCAAATTACGTTTACAAATAAAAAAACAATTTGAACATTATTTAGACCCAAAACAAGTAAAACGTCTACAAGACAATCCTAGTTTATTAAAATTAGGTGGTGAAACTAGAACAGCAACATTTCTTTTTACTGATGTCATAGGCTTTACAGCTATGTCAGAAAAACTAAAACCTGAAGATGTTACTTATATTATGAATAAAGTTCTGACTGCTCAACAAAAAGCAGTACAAAATCATGGAGGAATGGTAGATAAATACATAGGTGATGCAATGATGGCTATATTCAATGCACCTCTAGATTTGAAAGACCATGCCAAAGCTTCAGTTGATTGTGCTCTAGAGATTATAGAAAACATAAAAGAATTAGCAACAGAGCTGCAACTAGAAAGATTGCCTAAAATAGCAATAGGTATAGGAATAAATACAGGTCCTGCTGCAATAGGTAATATGGGTTCAGAAACTAGATTTGATTACACAGCTATAGGTGATGCAGTCAATGTTGCAGCTAGGCTAGAAAGTGCAACAAAAGAAAGAAAAGTAGATTTACTTATAAGTGAAACTACAGAAAGTTTGTGTGGTTATAATTTAAAAGAATTAGAACCAGTTTCAGTAAAAGGAAAAGTATTTCCATTAAAAATTTATACATATGAGTAAAATATTATTAGGTGTAGTAGGTATATTGTTTTTAGCTTGTACCTTTCTATATTGGCAAAATTCAAGATTAGCAGAAATTAATCAGGCTTTTGAACTAAGAGATAAAGAACAAAAAGCAGCAATAGAAAACTTGCAAAATGATTTCAAATTACAAACAGAAGGTTTGTTAGAATTACAATCAAAGAATCAACAATATGAAGCAGAAATGCAAAGATATTTAGATGTTTTTAAAAGACATGATTTGAGTAAATTAGCTTTTGCCAAACCAGGTTTAATAGAACCAAGAGTAAATAAAGGAACTAAAAATGTATTTGAGAGTATTGAAGAAATCAGTCGTAATATTGACGTGCTTGATGATGGTCTACAGTTGCAGTCTGCTGCCGACTAAACAAGTAGAAGTAATAACAAAACCATTAGAAAAAACTATTGTTCAGCCAGTATTACCTAGAGAGATAGATTTAAAGGAACCTTATTGGTATGTAGTATCAACTAAAAACTTAGAAGATTTTTTAGCTCAAATTGAGAAAGACCAAGGTAAAGTTGTTTTTTTAGCAATGTCTGTACCTGACTATGAATTGATGGCTTACAATACACAAGAGCTAAAGAGGTATATAAATGAACTTAAAGAAGTTGTGGTTTACTATCGAAAAGTTACTACAAACGACAAAGGGGAATAAAATGAAAATATCTGAAGAAGGCAAAGCTCTAATTAAAAAATTTGAAGGTTGTAAATTAGAAGCATATTTATGCCCTGCTAATAAATGGACAATAGCTTACGGCAGAATCAAAGATGTAAAAGAGGGTGATACTTGTACACAAGAACAAGCAGAAAAATGGTTAGACGAAGAACTAGAAGAATATGAAGGTTATGTAGAAAATGCAGTTGAATTGCCTTTATCACAATGTCAATTTGACGCACTTGTTGCATGGACATATAACTTAGGTCCTACAAATTTATCTTCATCTACGATGTTAAAATGTCTGAACAAAGCAGAATTTGACAGAGTTCCATCAGAAATAAAAAGATGGAATAAAGCAGGCGGTGAAGTTTTAGATGGTCTTATTAGAAGAAGAGAAGCTGAAGCTTTATTATTTCAAGGTAAAGACTGGCATGAGGTGTAGTTAATGCCATTAGCTAAATATATTTTTAAACCAGGAATAAACAAAGAAGCTACTAATTATAGTAATGAAGGTGGTTGGTTTGATGCTGATAAAGTTAGATTTAGAAAAGGTAGACCTGAACGTATAGGAGGTTGGGTAAAAAATACAACTGCAAGTTTTATAGGAACTTGTAGAAAACTTTATAACTACAAAGCTTCTAGTGGTACAAATCTAACAATATTAGGTACACATCAAAAACTTTATGTAAAAAGTGGTAATGCAATACATGATGTAACTCCTATAAGAAAAACTAGTACCAATACTTTAAGTTTTGCTGCAACTAATGGTTCTAACATAGTTACAGTTACTGATTCTAATCATGGTGCTGCTGCAGGAGATTTTGTCACAATATCAGGTGCATCAAGTTTAGGTGGCAATATAAACTCTGCTGTTTTAAATCAAGAGTATCAAGTAGCTTCTGTTGTAAGTTCAAACAGTTACACTATAGAAGCTAAAAATACTTCAGGTAATTCTGTTACTGCTAATGCAAGTGATAGTGGTAATGGTGGCGTAAGCGTAAGTGGTGTTTATCAAATAAATTCAGGACTAGATGTTTATTTACCAGGTACAGGTTGGGGAATAGATAGTTGGGGTGCAGGTGCTTGGGGTTCAGCTTCAGACCTTTCTCCATTAAATCAATTGAGATTATGGTCAATAGATAACTTTGGTGACGACACAATAGCTGCAGTAAGAGCAGGTGGAGTGTATTACTGGGATGAATCAGATAGCACAGGAGTAAGAGCAATAAACGCTACGAGTTTACCTAACGCTAGTAATGTACCTACAGCTGTATTACAAATTATGATGTCAGATGTAGATAAACACGTCATAGCTTTTGGATGTAATCCCATAGGCGGTACTGCAATTGACCCATTGTTAGTAAGATTTTCTGATACTGAGAATGCTGCTAATTGGACACCTACTGCTACAAACCAAGCTGGAGGGGTACAACTTTCATTAGGCTCTACGATAATTGCTGCATTAAGAACTAGACAAGAAATACTTATTTGGACAGATGGCGGTATAGTTTCTATGCGTTTTGTAGGCGAACCTTTTGTATTTTCTTTTACAGAAGTAGCTACAGGTCCATCTTTGATATCTCCAAATGCCATGATAAATGCTAACAACAGAGTATTTTTTATGGACCGAGGTGGTTTTTATGTTTATACAGGTGTTGCTGAAAGATTACCTTGCACTGTATTAGATTACATTTTGTCAGATATTAATATGACACAAGCATTTAAAATCTTCGCTGGCACTAATGAAAATGTAAATGAAGTAATATGGTTTTATCCATCAAGTTCTAGTTCTGAAATAGATAGGTATGTTATCTATAATTACTTAGAAGGCGTTTGGTCTATAGGCACAACAGCTGACGATTTTGTTAGAACAGCTTGGAATGATTCATCTACTTTGAAATTTCCATTAGCTGCAAGTAAAAATGATGATACTAACAATAATTATCTCTTTGACCATGAATCAGGTCATAGCAATGATGGTAGTAATTTTGCCTCTTTTATAGAATCTAGTGATTTTGATTTAGCACCAGATGGTGAAAAATATACATTTATTTCAAAACTGATACCTGATTTAGAATTTAGAAATCAACAATCCAATGAAGACACTGTAACTTTTACAATAAAGGGTAGAGATTTTCCCTTAGAAAGTTTAAATACCTTGCAAACAGTTGATGTTACACCTAGTTCTACTTTTGCTAATACTAGAGCTAGAAGCAGACAGGCTGCACTAAGAGTCTCTAACAATGCTAGTGATTTTGGATGGAGATTAGGCGACATAAGATTAGAAATTAAACCTGATGGAAAACGCTAATGGCTGATATAAAAAATATTGCTTTACCTATACCAAGCTTAGAATATGATAATAATAATGAAGCGGTTACTAGAAGAACTTTAGAACAAGCTATTCAGGATTTAAATAATAAAATAATTACTGTGCAAAAAATGCAGTCACCAGTGACTAGTAAAGCTTCAAAAAAACATCAGTTTTTATTAATGGGTATGAAACATGGCTGACGATTTAAAAGTATTAGGTCAAGTTGACCCAGCAGCTACGACAACTACAGTTTTATATACTGTGCCAGATATGACACAAACTACTGTAAGTTCAATTGTTGCAGCTAATCGTACAGGTTCTCCAATTACATTTAGACTTAGTGTTCATGTAGCAGGAGCAAGTGCAGACGATAAACAATTTATTTTTTATAACAAATCAGTCGCAGCTAACGATTCGTTTGCCATAGTTTTAGGAATAACTCTAAATCAAACAGATGTATTAAAAGTTTATACCAGTGCAGTAGATATGAGTTTTAATGTGTTTGGTTGTGAAACTAAAGAGGAAAGATAATGGTATTCATGCCTACAGAAATAAAAATTAGAAAAGGCGATACTTTAAGTCAGATAGCTCAAACCTTTGGCACAACTGTATCTGAATTAGCTAGATTAAATAAAATAGAAAATGTAGATTTTATTAAAGCAGGTGATACTTTAAAACTTCCTAAACCTAAAAAAAAATATAAAAAAAGTAAAAGCAGTAAAAAAATAGATGGTTCTATACCTATAGATACAGGAACAAAACCACCTGCTAGAGATAAATCATTAAGTAGACAATCTAAAGATTCTGAAGCTTTGTTGCCTATAAATGTAAGACAATTTTTTAATCCTGAACAAGATAGAACAGCAGCAGATTTATCTGAACAAGAGTTAGATGCTTTAAAAAAAGTCGTAGACTATAGTCAACGAGAAGATGTAAGACAAGCTAAAATTGAAGCAGGTATAAATCCAAATACAATTAGATATTCTGATTACAATGCTTTAGGTGCTGGAGATTTGTCACAAAAAAATACAAAAGGCAGTCTTATAAGCAAAGTTACAGACCCCTTAACTATTATGAAATCTACTTTAGGTAGAGCAGCTGTAGAAAAAACAGACGATGATAAATATGTTGTAAGAGATGTTTTTGACTTTGCACCAAAAACAGCAGAAACAGGTTTAGGAAAATTAGTTGATTATTTAAGCAGCATTCCAAGTTATGGATTGAATCCTTACAGTCAATTAAGAAATTATATGGGTTATTATGGACCGCAAGAAGGCACAGGAGCAGGTGGTAAATTTAACATTGCTTTAGCAAGTGGTGGTCAAATACACAATTTTAATAAAGGTGGAAGTATGAATGAAACGCAAAAACAAGTAAAAAATATAGCTTCAAAAGGTCGCTATGGCGATACCATGTTGATGCACGTCAATCCTATGGAAGTTAATGCGATAGCACAACAAGTGCCATTAACAATAAATCCTGAAACAGGACAACCAGAAGCCTTTTTACCTTTTTTAGCTCCCATAGCAGGTTCATTAATAGGTGGTAGTCTATTAGGTGGTACAGCTTTAGGAGCACTAGGAGCTTCTGCTTTGGGTTCAGGTTTAGCTCAATATGCAGTTACAGGAGACCTTAAAAAAGGATTATTAGCTGGTTTAACAGGATATGGTATAGGAACAGCCTTACAAGGTGCAGGAGCTGCAGCAAAAGGTGCAGAAGCAGCACAAGCAGCCACAGATGCTGCTACAAATATTGCTAATACTGATGCTTTAACAACAGCATTAGCTGACCCAAATTTAACTAAAGCAGGAGTTGCATTACCTGAAACTTTAGCTACTGGTGCTTATCCAGGTGACCCAACAAATTTATTAAATCCAGCTGGTGTAGAACAAGTTACTACACAAAATGTTGCTGCACAACCTCAAATATCTGCTATTGGAGACCAAGCAGCAATTTCAGGTTTTGGAGATTTAGTTGGTGAAGCAGGTTACTTAGCTGACGCTCCTGACAGTATATTACAATCTGGTAAAGATGCTTTTTCTGGAGGATTCAAAGAGGGAGTTGGAAATCTCACAACAGGATTAATGAAACCTGCTGCATACTTGCCTGCAGGTATAGGCATGGGTGGTACAGCTATAATGGAATCACAAGAAGCTTTTGAACAAGACTTGTTAGATGCAAAAAGAAAAAGAGAAGAGGAGAGAGCAGAAATGCTAAGGAATACTCCAGAACCTGTTTTATATAGTGCAACTGGTGGATTAACTCAGTTTGATGGTGGAGGTGACACTGACTTACCTCAAATTTTTGCACCTGATAGAACAACCTATGCAGTAAATCCAAATTTTATGCCAGGTTTTTCTCCTGAAACTATGTATTTTAATCCTTCTACTGTATCTGCACCTGCAGCACAGTTATCACCTGCAGGAGCAACACCTCCTCCAATTACAGATACTTATACAGGTTCTAAAGGTGGTTACGGAGGTTTACAAGCATCAATAGCTCCACAAGGAGTAATAAATCCTTTTGAGGTTTATACAGGTGCTGCTCCACAAGGACTAGTATTTCAAGATACTCCAATACCTATGGCTATGAATACAAATTCTGGCATGACTCCATATACTCCACCTACTAGCACAACACCTAATCCTGCAATGATGACTAAAGATGAATTCAGAGCAAAATACGAACAAGAACATGGAAAACCAATAAAAGGTGGAAAAGCAGGCGGAGCTAAAGCTAGAGAAGCATATGAAAAAAAGTTTAATGAAGCATATGATGATTTTAGAAATTCAGGTGTACCTGTAATAACTACTTCACCTAGTATTCAATATTCTAATATGCCAACTACTACTCCTCTGAGTGGTTTTGCACCAGAACAAATAAATCAATCTGTATCAATGGCACCTATAAGTCCAATGCCAATGTATGATATTGGTCCTATAGATAATAGTGATTATATTGATATTGGAGGATTTGAAGCTGGATTCAACCAAGGTGGTGATACAGAAAAAAATTTAAAACCTATACCACCAGATAACAAAGGATTACCTAAATTACCAAAAAGTGTAAGAAACGAAATGGGTTATATGCAAGCAGGTGGTGATACAGATTTAGCTCCTGAAATGCAAACTGACCCATTAATCAATGAAGTCACTAAATTTATATTAGGAGAATCTGATAACAATGAAGTTTTAAATGCCTTTATAGCAAAATATGGAAATGAAGCTTTCATGGATTTAAGACAAAGAGTTCTTGAAAGTATTGTGCCAGGTGCACAAACTGAAGGCTTGATAGCTGGAGAAGGTAATGGTGGCATGGATGATGACCTTAGAGGTATGATTGGTGCTAAAGAAAGAATAGCGGTATCGCAAGATGAGTTTATAGTGCCTGCAGATGTTGTCTCCATGTTAGGAGATGGTAGTTCTGATGCTGGCTCTAAAAAATTATACGAAATGATGGATAGAGTCAGAAATGAAAAAACAGGTAAAACAGAACAAGCACCTATGATAGACACACAAAAAGTATTACCAGCATGAATCAACCAGCAATAGAAACAACAGAATCAGGCGAATATGAAATATCTTTAGTGCCTAAAGACCAAGTAATATTAATCTGGAATGTTGTAGAAAAATTTATACAGAAATCATCTAATCGTTCAAATGGTAGAATAAGACCACAAGATGTTTTAAATGATTTATTAAATAATGGTTCACAGTTGTGGATAATTTTTGATACAGGTAGTTTTGATATTATTGGTGTGCAAATAACTTTATTTAATTATTATCCAACAGGTAAAAAAATGTTAAATCTAGAGCATACATCAGGTAAGAAAATGCAAGAGTGGATTGAAAAAGGTTTAGAAGTAGTTACTAAATATGCGAAAGATACAGGCTGTCATGGTTTAGAAGGTATGGGCAGGCATGGACAATGGAATTGGGTTAAAAATAAAAAGGGTTGGAAAAAACCAGCTACATTTTATGAATATAATTTCGAGGATGACGTATGAGAAGATATAAAGGCGGAGGAGGCTCTGCACCTACAGAAACTACAGTTACTCAAACTGATTTACCAGAATATGTAGAACCTTATTTTAAAAGACTTTTACAAAGAGGTGAGGCAGAAAGTATACAAGGTTATGACCCTTATGGTGGTCAAAGACTAGCCTATTTTTCTCCTGATGAATTAACTTCACAAGCTATGACCAGAGGTTTTGCAACATCAGGTACACCTCAACAATTTCAAGATGCAACAAACCGATACAATATGCAAGGTGTTATAGGTTCTGGATATTTAGCACAACAAGCACAACCTAGTTATCAAGCAGGTGTGGCAGGTCCAGCGTATACACCTATGAACTACGAGCAAAATATAAGTAGGTTCATGTCACCTTATCAACAAAATGTTATAGATATTCAAAAAAGAGAGGCAACAAGAGCTTCTGACATTATGGGTAAAGGTATTGAAGACCAAGCTACAGCAGCAGGTAGTTTAGGCGGATATCGAGAAGCAATTTTACAAGCAGAACGTCAACGTAATTTAGGACAACAATTAGCTGATATACAAGCTGCAGGTTCACAAAGAGCATTTGAATCAGCACAACAACAACTCGCTAGAGAAAGAGCTGCAGGTCTTGGTGCTTCGCAATTAGATTTACAAAGATTTCAACAGCAAGAATTAGCCAGACAAAGACAAGCTCAATTAGGTTTATCTGCTGCAAGACAAAATGAAGCTGCTAGACAAGCTCAAGAAAAATTAGGTCAATCAGCTTATGATTTATCTAGTCGTTTTAATCTACAAGCAGCTCAAGGATTATTAGGTGCAGGTGAAGCTACGCAACAGGATGTAGTATCTAGAATTCAAGCCTTACAAGGAATTGGTTCGCAACAAAGAGCATTAGAACAAGCTAGCTTAGACATGGGATATCAAGACTTCTTAAGACAAAGAGATTATGCAAAACGACAATTAGCCGACTTTGGAGGTTTGTTAAGAGGTGTTCCTGTAAGACCTGAACAAACTATTAGTACATATCAACAACAACCAGGATTGTTTCAAACTGCAGTAGGTGCAGGTTTAACTGGTCTGGGTTTATATAGAGGTTTAAACTAATGAATTTAGTAGAATTATCTGAAGAATTAGAATTCATGCCAAAAGATGCTTTGATACAATTATCACAAAATCCTAATTCTAATTATCCACCTTATTTGGTTTTAGCTGAAATACAAAGGCGTACTCAAATGGAAAAAATGTATGCAGCAGCTAGACCTAAACCACAGAATACAGTAGCAGAAGAAGTAGTAACGGATTTTGCTATGTCTACTCCCAATGCAGGTATATCCATGATGGATGGTTCAGCTCCAACTGAAAGATTCTCCCCTAAGTCCAGCGATATACCTGCTCCAGTATTAATGCAAACTGCAGCTAGTGGTGGTCTGACTGCCTATGCTAATAAAGGAAAAACTGAAACCACTGGTTCTAAAATAAAAAACTTTTTGACTGCACCTATAAGAGCTATTTCAGAGTTAGGTAGACTACGATATGAAGCAGGTAGAGATATGTCAAATCAACTTAGAGAGAATGCTTCTATGAGAGCTGACATCAGAAATGACTTAATAACAAAGTCTTTGCCAGTTATAAAAGGAGAAAAAACCTTAGAAGAATTTAAAAATGAAATGAGAGAACTTTATAATAATGATTTTATTAAAGATGATAAGGGTTATAGAAATTCAATTAAAAATTATTATTACAATTTTGAACAAAAATTTCTACCTAGGTTTCAGAAAGAGATAGCAGAAACAGGTAAAATGCCAAAAGATGTTATAAAGCATTACGATGATTATGAAAATTTTAGAAATAGTAAGCAATACCTAAACAAATTTGATACAGGATATGAAAGACCTGACTTAACATTACCATCAAAAGCTGGTGGTGGTATAACAGGTTATCAAAATAGAGGTCAAACTATGATAGAACAGTCTCTATCAAATCCTCAAGAAAGAGGATTTTTTGGTAAAACTTTTGACTACATAAAAGAAAACCCAGGTACTACAGCATTAAATGTAGCTAGTGCAGGTCTGATGTTTGTACCAGGTATAGGATTAGTATCTTTAGGTTTGAGAGGACTGCAAGCTGCAAGAGCATTAAACTATGCACAAGGAGCAAAAAAAGCTTACGATGTTGCAAAAAGAGGAACTATAGCTACAGGTAAAGCATTAAATCCTAAAGTATTATATTCAAGACCTAATCCTATTTTTAGTAATTTACAACAAGGCACAAGAAGAGTGCTTCAAAAAGATGGAACATATAAAGTTATAGATACTGCTACAGGTAAAGCGATAAAACCTAGAGTATTTTCTATGAAAAGAGCAGCACCTACTTCAATAGCTGGAGCAGCAGGTTTGCAAGCAATAAATTATATGAATCAAGATGATAAAGTTATTAATCAAATGCCACCTCCTGAAAGAGAATTGTCTGCTGAAGATTTAGAAATTTTACGTTTACAAAATGAAGCTGCTATGGCAGAAACAGAAACTAAACCTAAAGGATTTGATGACCAAGCTTTAAATTTAATTAGTTTAGGTGGCACAATTATGGGTGCTCGTAATATGTCTGAATTAGGTCAAGGCTTAACTAGTTTTGCAACTGCTAAACAAGCAGCTAAAGGTGATGAAGCACAACAAGCTTATTACGCAGCTAGTGCAGCCAAAGCTCAGGCAGAAGTTGAAAATATGCCACTCGATAGAGTTATTTCTAGTATTGAAGCAATAACTGAGCAGCAAGAAGCAGCTTTAGAAAATAATGATACAGAAACAGCAACAGCACTTGGATTACAACTACAAATTCTAAATCAAAGAGCTTTAGAATTACAAGGCATAGATGTGCAAACACAAGCTAGTATAGACAAAAACTTAATTGCATCTTTTGGAACTTAATGGAAAAAATAAATTTACCTGATGGACAGGTAATAAATATACCAGACAATATAGACCCAATAAAAAGGTCTGAATTAGCTGGTGCTATAAAAAGACAATATGACATAGATATAGATAAAGTATCTATTTTAGATAGAGTTGTAGATGCTCCTAAATCAGTAGCTAGAGGTACTATAAGCACAGTAGCTAATGTACCATTGGGTTTGGCATCACTATTTGATATAGGCAACGATAGTGAAGTTGTAAAAGGTTTGCAAGGTTTTCGTGATTATCTTAGAGAAGATTCTATATTTGCTTCTGACCCATCATTAAGAAATAAATATTCTACTAAACTAGCTGAAGGTTTTGGTTCATTTGGACCATTTTTGGGTGCAGGTTTAGCAGGTCGTGCTTTAGCTAGGAGAGGTGTAGTAAGTCCTGCAGTAGGTACATTCGGACTACCAGCTGCATTAGCTGTACCAACAGGTATTTCTGAACAAGTAGACCGATTAGAAATAGCTAGAGATATGGGCGAAGAAGCTAATGCTGGTCAGGAAATATTATCTGAACTTATTGGTGGTGCTATTGGTTTATCTGAAATTGCACCAATAGCTGCTTTTCTTAAAAGAGTACCTAAGTCTGCTGCTCGTAATCCTGAAATAAATGCTCGTATAACACAAATAGCTAAAGACTTTACAACAGGTTTTGCATTTGAAGGTGCACAAGAATCTATTGCAAGTTTAACTCAAGATTTAGTTGCTAGAGGTTTATACAGTGATACTTTGCCAATTGGAGAAAGTTTCTTTGATGAGTTAACTATAGGGGGTATTGTTGGTGGTACTGCAAAAGCTGTAATAAATAGTCTTGGTCGTAAACAAGGAATTAAAAGTGAATATGCAGAAGAAAAAATAAGGCGTGAACAAGAAAATAAAAAAGATTTATTACGAGCTAAAAAATTCCAACAAGCACAAGAACAAGGAACACTTACAGAAGTGCAAGATGTACCACAAGTTGTTAAGCCAGAGCTTGTTGTACCTGAAGCAACTCTACCAGAACCTGATTTAACAGTTGTTAGTTTGCCTAACAACACCTTTTCTATTGTTGATAACAACAATACGACACAACCAATAGTTGAAACTTTTACTAGTGAAGCTGATGCTTTATCTAAAAAAGAAGAGTTACTAACTGACTTTAATAATCAACGTCTTACCCAAGAATTAAACAAACAATTATATTTACAAGGCAATATAAATAGTGCGACTGCTTTTGAAATAGGGCAATCGTTACTTGACCCTATAGCAACTACAGTAACGCCTAATGATATTATTGCTTTTAAAACTAAAATATCCGACAAAGCTAAACAAAGTTTTTTAGAAAACAATACAAAACCTCTAACTCTTGAGGAGGCTAAAAATAATTTAACTAAAAAAGAATTCAATGATTTAGCTAGTTCTTTAGCTAGAGCACAGTTAAAAGCTAATGAAAAAAATGGACAACCATCTATAACTGCAGGTAAAGACACCATAAACACTACTCCCAAATATATTAAAGAATTAGCTGAATCTAAAAATATAGATAACTTTAATCCTAATTCACCAGCTATAGCTCATGCACTAAAAATTTATACAGGCTCTAATGATTTAAAAGGCATGAGTAAAGGTCAAAAAGATTTATTAGTTGCTAGATTACACGCCCTTCCTAAATTTAATCAAAAACAAGAATTTCCTGATTTTAGACCTAAAGAATATTCTGCTAAAGATATGGCAGATTTTATTTCTAAAATAGACAAAGCTTCATTTACTTTAAAAGATGTTGAAAATAATTTTGATGGCGATAAAGGTAAAGCTGCAATGTTTATCAGTCAATTACAAAAAAGTGGCAGAGCAGAGTTTTTAAAAGAAGAAGGTGCTTATCGAATAAAAGATAATTTTGAGTTTGAAATTGCAAGAAGAGCAGAAGCTTTTGACCAGACACCAGAAGAGTTTGGTGCATCCCTTAGAGAGCAAGGCACTTTATCTGAAGATGTAATAGCTAAATTAGTAGAAGAAGAAACTGTAAGACAAGAAAAAGTTTTACCTCCAGAAGAAATAGAACCTAAATTAATTAACTTTGCTGAAGCTATTGAAGAAGGTAGAACTAATAAGTTTGCTAAAGAAATAAGAAAACAATTAGATAAGTTTGGTCTATCAGATACAGGTGTGGTTGTAAGTGATGATATTTTATCAACCACAACTCTTAGACAAACTACAGATGGTGTAGCTTTTGACCCTAGAGAAGTTAGAGAAGAAAGAATTGAAGGAGAATACGATAGAAATACAGACATAATCTTTTTATCTTTGAATGCTGTAAATCCTGATGGTAATGCGACAGATTTTGAAATAGAACAAAGATTAAGAAACATAGTTAATCACGAAGTAATTCATGCTTTACGAGCAAAAGATTTATTAACAGAACCAGAATATAACTATTTACGAAAATTAGTTAAACAAAGAAAAGTGCCTAAAGATTTTGATGAAAATTATGCTAATAGAACTTTTTATGACCGAGCAGTTGATATAAATAGAGGAACAATAGAAGCTCGTAGACAAGCAGGTTTAAATATAAGTGATGAAAGAGCAGAAGAACTCTACATTGAAGAAGCTATAGCAGAAATGTATCGTGCTAAAGATATTGGACCAACCATGCCAAACAAAGTGGATGGCATCTTTAATAAATTTATAGAGTTTTTTAAAGGCATAGGACAAGCCATGCGTACATCAGGTTATAAAAATGTAGCTAATGTATTTGCTGAAATAGAACAAGGTCGTGTTGGTCGTAGAGCTAGAGGTGAATTAAGAACCACTAGAGAGCTTGATAGAGGAGCAGCCATAAGTCAGTTACCTCCAGATTTGCAAGCAGAAAAAGACCGCAGAGATAGAGCTGCTGCTGAAGCACAATTAAAACCAGATGAAATAGAAAGAGGTGCAGTTATAAAAACTGAATTATCACCACAAGAACTTTCTAGATTAGAGCCTGTTGCACCTACAAGACCAACACCTCCACCTCCGCCTCCACCACCCCCACCTGTAGTTGAAGAACCAACTATTGAGCCAGAAGTAAAACCTGAAGTTCCAGATGCTAGACCTCCTGTAAAACCTGAAGAGCCAGCTATAGAAACTACATCTATTCCTAATACTATTTATGATTCTACAAAAAGAACGCTAGAAGAAAAAATTATAGAAGAGGCTTATATTGCACATGGATTAGCTGCTGCAGGAGTAATTACTGTAGAACAAGCTGACAGAATAGGTAGAGGTCAAGGTGTAAGGACTAAAGGCGATACTATAAAAATGTTGAAATGGTTTACTAAAAATTCTCCTAGTGAAGATTATAGAATTTTAGCTACTAAAGCTTTAGAAACATTAAACAAGTTAAAAAAATATGGAGTTACACTACCTTTTTCTATAAGTTCAGTTCAAGCTCAAGGTCGAGTTGCATTTCAATATAGTCTGAATTTAACAGACTCTATTAGTAATTTTGAACTTGGAACGAAGGACATGAAAATGACTATAAATTCCAAAACTGGTTTAGATTTTGAAACTATTTTGCATGAAACTTTACATTCTTCTTCTCTCTTACAATTAAAACTATTTGAAGTTTTAGAAAAACAAAATCTTGCTAGAAAGAGAAAAGGTTCTACAAAACCATCAGAAATAAGTAAAGTTCCAGAAAAGATACTTTCTACTAAAACTATAAAAGCATTTAGAAATTTAAATGAACAAAGACAAAGAGTTTTAAATTATATTGAAAATCAAAAAGTTGTTCTTCTTCAAGATTATAAAAATTTTGAAAGAAACAAAAAAACAGGCGACCGATATTATCGTAAAGATTTAGATAATAATCCTATTTTAAAACAATTGGCATTTGCTATAGCTGAAAAAGAAATGACTGGTCGTTCAACTTCATTACAGCAATGGGATAGAGTATATGTAGATTATTATCTTAAAGGTAGGCAAGCAACAAGAAGTAGAGAAAATGATTCTTCTGAATTTATTACATTTGGTTTTACAAATAGACCATTTCAAAATTTTTTAGAAAACATACCATATGATGATAAAGGTAAAAAAACTGTTTGGAATAAATTTGTTGAAGCCATTAGAGATATTTTAAATTTACCAGCTAAATTAGATACAGAATTTGCAGCTTTTTTAAATAATGCAGCAGATATATTTTACAACCCTGAAGTAACACAAGAAAAATTAAGAGCACCTCCTACTAGTATTGATTCAAGACGTGCAGAGATAGAAGAAAAAATATTTGCTGCTGAAGATATGATTTATCGTTTAGAACGAGAAGAATATTTAGAGGGAGATGTAATGACTGTTGGTAGTTTGAATAGATTACAAGGCAGGATTAGACAACAAAAAAGAAATTTAGCTTTTTTTAAAAATGAATTAGCTAATCTATCAGAAGAAATAGTAGAGCCTGAACAATTACCTTTATTTTCTAAAGGAGTTAGATATAACAAAAACAAAAATTCATCAGAAAGTAGACAGCTACAAGAGGCTGTTACAAAGGCTGAAGAACAGGCAAAGTCACAACCTAGAGGGGGTATACCTAGATACAATACAAATGCCTCTGATATAGCTCTAAAAACAGCTATAGATTTTGAAAATGACCCTACTATGTCTGTACCTGATGACATACCTAATTGGTCAAAACCAACACTAGATGGTGTAGACAACGATATTAGAGCAGGTATTAATCGTACAGGTGGTCAAAAAGCTCCAGAAAAATCTTTTGGTGCTAGATTATTAGAAACATTAAAAGACCCTGTAACTAATATTGGTTTTTATTTTAGAGATTTTCGTCAAAATTATGTTGATAAATTAGATAAAACAGATAAAAAAATATTAAAAGGTATTCAAAAAAATGAACAAGTAAGAGCTTTTAACAATACTGCAGACACAGCTACTATGGCAGCTTTACGTCTGGCTGATAGAGCTAGAGGTTTATTTCAAGGTTTACTTACAACTGGCACCATTTCAGACAAAATAGATGGTGTAGCTGCTTTAGCAAATGTAGTTAAAAGTGAAGATGGTGGACTAATACAAATACTAGCACCACTTTATAGTAGACCAGAAGTAGACCAAGAATCTATATTTAAATTTTATGCTAGTTTAAAACGTACCGAACAATTTCAGAAAGATGGTCGTGTGGTTAAATCTCCTATTAAAGAAGAAGATTTAGCTTTAATAAAAAAAATAGAAGTTCAATATCCTGATGTAAAAAATGTTTTTGAAGCTTATCAACGTTGGAATAATACTTTAATTACCTTTGCAGAAAATAAAGGATTGTTAAGTAAATTTAAATCTAACAATAAAATAATAGAAGAGTTAGAAAAAAAAGGTATTGACCAAGCTACTTTAGATAGATTAGCTCAACTATCAAAAGAAAATGGTGGCAGAAGCGTTCAAGAAATAAGAGAATTTGCTGTACAAAATGATATAGATATCAGAGGACAAGCAGACCTTTGGCGAGAACATTCTAGTTATTATCCTTTTTATCGTGACATGGTAGATGATACAGGTATTACTGCTCCTACTGTAGCTGGTGGGTCTTTGCCTAATAATCCATTAAGTATTTCTTTAGAAGGTTCAGAAGACCCTTTAAATATAAATCCTTTAGAAGCTATATCTAGAAACTCTTTATCAATACTTACTGCATCATTAAAAAATGATGGATTAGCAAAACTTATAAGAGACTTAGAACTTATGGGAGAAGCTAAAGAAGTAACACCAAAAGAGTCTGCTAAATTAAATACTATATTTGTTTTTGATGAAGGTATTAAAAGACACTACGAAGTAGATGTAGAGTTGGTAAACGCTTTGCAATCTGTAGGTGGTACACAAAGAGGCATGATAGAAAAAGTATTAGCTATGCCTGCAGGATTTTTACGAGAAACTGTTACTAGAGACCCAGGTTTCGTTGTGGTAAACATTTTAAGAGATACCTTTTCTACTATGGTTACTTCAGGTGCAGACTTCGTGCCTGTTATAGATTCGTTTAAAAATCTAGTAGGCGACATGGAAAACCTTAAAAAGTTTGGTGTGCTAGGTGGTTATGACTTTTCTAATGATGAAGGTAGTGTCAAAGAATATATCACTCGAACTATGCGTAGAGAGGGATTAACACCAGATAACGGAATGTCGGCACAAAAACTATTTTTTAAACTTTGGGATGGTTTGGGTGAATTAACTACAAGGTCAGATGGTGCAACAAGACAAGCAGTCTATGATGGAGTTTATAAAAAATTAATTAAAGAAGGTTATAACGAAGCACAGGCACAATCAGAAGCAGCTTATCAAGCTCTAGAAATAATTAACTTTGGTCGTAGAGGATTAAATCCTACGTTTAAAATAATTACTGCAGCAATACCTTTTTTCAATGCCAGAATACAAGGTTTAGATATTATTTATCGTGCAGGTAGTGGTAAATATTCTGCTGTAGAAAAACTGCAACAAGGTGAAACTTTAAAAGATGTACAAGGTCGTATCTTAAAAAATGTTGCATTAAAATCTGGAGTTTTATCGGCTATCACTCTTATATATTATTTATTAGTACATGATAGTGATGAATATAAAAATCTTAAACGAGAAGTAAGAGATGATAATTGGGTAGTTCCAGTAGGATTTAATCATGCAGTAAAAATACCAATACCTTTTGAAGTAGGATTTTTATTTAAAGTAGTTCCTGAAAGATTTTTTGATATGACTTTAGGAGATGAAGCTTTTACTAGAAGTTCAGTAAACGAAGCAGGAACCTCTATATCTAGAGGTTTAGGTACTTCTCTTGCAATACCTTTCTTTGATGCTGGGGGTGTACAAGCATTAAAACCAATAGTAGAAGCATTAATAAATAAAAACTCTTTTACCAAACAAGACATTGTTCCTTACTATCAACTACAAAAAGAACCTGCATTGCAATTTAGAGAAGGTACAAGCCAACTAGCAAAAGAAATAGGAGAACAACTAAACATTTCTCCTGCTAAAGTAGAGCACGTTTTTAGAGGGTACACAGGCACTCTAGGAGGCTATGTGGTGGCTTTGTCAGACACAATCACTAGATTGGTCACAGGTGAACCTTTAATGCCTAAAAATGCTAGTTTCTTGCAGAATACTCCACTTAGAAGATTGCTTTTAGATTATGATAAATCTGGTGGTTTGCAACAACAATTTTATGAATTACGAGGAGAGGTGGATAGAGCAGTAGCAACTATCAACTCATTAAAAAAAGAAAAAAGATTTGATGAACTATCAGCTTATAGGACTAACAGAAAAGGTGTATTGGATATCAAAGGTCAAATTAGAGCCTTAGAAAAATATCTAGCAAACTTTAGAGAAAGACGTAATAGACTATTACTAAATGAGAATATATCCGTTGCAGAGAAATCTGAACGACTCAGACAAATGGAAATAGAACGTGATAAACGACTAGCTTTTGTACCAGAGTTAAGAAAGAGAGCCAATCTCCCTGTTATTAATATGAACCCTTTCTAGGTCTGCTATTCTTTTTTCTTCCTTAAAAGGCTTTAATCTAAAGAAATCAGAATGTTCAGGATAACGAGCATGAAATAACCTAGCATAAAAACTAATGTAATTATTACTGATTTTAAACTCCCCACTCTTGGTTTCTATTTCACTATGCCAACGTATTCTGTTGATAATCGCCCATTGGGAATAGTGCTTACGACCAGAAGCAATAGCCTCTAAGGTGTACTCTTCAAACTTATCCCACACTTTGGGATTGGCTTTGTGCCACTCCCACCATTCTTCTTTTCTTTCCTGCAAATCTCTTTGCAATTGTTCAACTAACATATTCATATATCGGCATCTCCTTGTGCGACAATATTTGTCACCAGTGAATAATATTTTTTTGGCGTAATAACAAGCTCACATCTAGCGTCACTTTTATCCACACCCCCAAACTTATAGACTATTTTATCTATCTCGTTATAGCTATCATCTGCTAACACACCTGCTTTTACTAAAGCATCACAGGTAAATTTGTCTATTATGGAACAAGGATTGCTCACATCTAAACGTCTCTTGCTCTTGGCAAAATAAGTGTATTCCAAGATAACAGGCTCAGTAAAAGGCTTTATGCCCTTTAAACTAGCTTGTAGGTTCTCTGAGTACAACTTTTTAGCAGTAGCTAACACCCTGTAATGTGCGTTGCGATAATTATTTAAGTTCAAGATAAACTTCTTATTCTTTGAATAATAAACTTCTAGCGGTAATTTAATCTGCATCGTGTTCTTCTACTATGGATTTTCTATAATCTAGTAAAGCTTTGCCTCGCAACATACTATTTTGTGTCTTATCTTTCTTTCTTTTCCGCCAAATACTAGCATCCTTTTCCTTCTTGCTAGGCTCTAAAGATTCAAAACCAAACATATCTTTTTCTAATTCTTTATACCAAACATTGATATCTCGCATCCTTCTAACTCCGCCTTGTTGAATATCAATACATCTAAAGTCCATTAATTGCCAAAATCTATTTGCAGATATATCACTGCCACATCTTAGAGATATGCCTTTCTTAAAATTAATTTTACACATATCCTCTAAAGTATTTACTAGTCCTGCTCCATACCAATTCCCTCTAAGGTCATACTCAATACAAGCTTGATGTATTTTTAGATTCACTGAAGAAAAACTACCATGATATAAATAACCTGCGTGTTGATTATTGACCAAAGCTAATAAAATTCTTTGTTTATCCAACTCTCTCTCGAACACTTGCTTGGGATAAAATGACAAATCTTCTGCATTTTTCTTTTGCAAATAATCTATAAACTTTAAATCGTTTTGGTTTGCATATCTAATGTCTAGTTTCATGGCTCTGATAGATTGATTTTACAGTCACTGGTGAATATTATTTCGCAGCCAGGCTCTCCAGGCTTTATTTAATAAAAAAATCATCATCTTTTTCTAATAACTCTTCGACTTGTTTTAATAGTTCTGCTTCTGTTCCGTAGGCTTCTTCAAACCTTTTTTTATTTGGGTGTCTGCTTATGGGGTGTCTGTGACTGCCGTTTCTGTGATGATAGGAACACAAAGGCAAAACCTTCATGTGACTACGTTTTCCATCTATTATGTGGTGTATTTCAGCAGGGGTAGAAAGATAGCCATTATTACGACAAACAATACATCCTAACTCTCTAACTTTGTTCATGTGAGCAAGTTCCTTTTTGGTAGGAGGTTTACCCTTCATGCTCCGTATCTAGCTTGTTCTTTCCTCGCTGATACTTGTTCGGTTCGCCATTGTTCAAAACCAATCTCTAAAGCCTTCAATTGTACTTTTAAGGCACTTAAACCACTCTTAAAACGTGCAATTTTCAGTCTAGCTTCAAACAATTCTTCTTTGGATTCAGCATAAGTGTCTTGTGCAGATGAAGTTTTAATGCCTTCGCCTAATGCTTTTACCTTTAAGATGGCTTGTAGTTTCTTCACTTCGGCTTCAGATTTAAGAACATCATACTCAGTCTTTTCTATTAACACAGCAAGTTCTCTGATTTTGTGCATCCAATTCTCAACTTCAATCATTAGCTTTTCTCCGTCATTGCATTTTCTTCGTTCTCTATATCACTAAGCCATTCATCAAAAGGTTGTCTAACCCATTCTGGCATATCATTCATAAGAACAACTAACTTTGGGTTATCATTCCATTCAACAGCTATTTGACTAGCTACTATTCTTCTCTTCATGCTTCCCCCTTTTTTATATCATGCTTCACATTTTTTAATCTTTCAGATAAATCATGTTCATTTGTTTTGATTTTTTTGTGACCAAACATTTCATTAAATACCTGTTGAGCCATACTTCTTGAGTACGGCTCTTCGTTATGACCCAACTTTTCTTTCGTGTTCATAAAAAACCATCTAGTAAAATTAGCTTCGTATGGTTCGCTGTCTTCAAATTCAAACTTCATCTGTGCCTCCAAAATATTATTCACTAGTTAAGAGATTTTTTGTCATTTCACTCAGTTCATACAAAACCATTTTATAACTATGCACAGGTATCTCTTGGTTATTGTCATTAGCTGACTCGAAATGATTAATACAATACTCAATATGATTGTGTATTTTTTCTAAACCCTCTTTTAACTGACGTTTTTCTACGTCTCCCAATTTCTTGATAGACTTAGAACGGAATGTCGTCATCGCTAATCTCAGGTTTAGGTTGAGCCACAGGTGTAGCAGGTTCTACTTTTCGTTGTGGTTGTGGAATATCTAAACGAGCATACTTGTAGTCATTCCCATTTTTACTTCTTCTATCCCATAAAGCTACTCGCATTTCTGCTTCTTCGCCATTCTTAACCTTCTCTACTAAAGCTTTTAGTAGTTCCTTATCCAAAGCAACTTTACCTGTCCAATCAGGTTGTTTGTCGTTTTGTTTGTAATTATTAGTGTAGATTGCTCCGTCACTTTGCATACGTTCTTCCATTATTCATCCTCCTTTGGTGGTAGTTTATTAACGTGGTGTTGTATGTTCGCATCTAGTAAGTCTTTGTAGTCTGGAAATTTATCTTTGAGTATGCCAATAGATTCACTATTAGCTTTATATAAATCAACTACGTCTTGTCTAGTTTTAAAAGCTTCTATAACTTTTGTTGTACCTTCTACGAAAGTTTTCGCCCATCCTTCGTCATGTTCAACACTTCTATCAATGATAGTTTCAGGCTCTAACTCTTCTACTTTTGGTTCTGGTTCTTTCTTGCCTTTCGGTTGTTTATCCTTTTCGGCATCAGGCAAAGTATCATCCGACATACCTGCAAATACTGAAATGCCTAAACCAAACATAGCGACATTCTTAACTAAACATCGCATCGCATTATCAGATACTTGCCTAGCATGAGGATTGACCACAGGATTATTCTTATAATCCATTACAGGTAATCGCATTTCCCTGACTAGGTTATCGATAGTTATTCTAGTAGCAACTTCGGTACTACCATCTGGTAGAGTTTTATAAGGTACTCCGTCAAACTCAATAAATTCATATTGTGCTTGTGGATATTGACTCATTAAAAGCATCCACATTCTGCTCCAAGATAAATAAGTAAGTTTCATCTTCTCCTCTGTGTACTCTGACACATCCA